TCTGGACACGTTACACGAACAGTAAGGTAAATAAATGAAAAAGTTAGTTATTGCATCAGCAATCCTACTTGGTTCATTGGTTAGCTTTGTAGAAGCTAAACCACTGATTTGTACCATGAACACCGAAGGACTCAAGAACAATTATGTCGACGAGCCAGTAACCATTGTTGACAATGGTAGTAACTGGGAAGCTTACTTCTCAGACGGTGAACACATGGTAACTACACCTAAACCAATGCTACCAGGTAAGAAAGATACCATTAACCTGTATTCCCGCACTGAGTCTGAGTTATTCAGCAAAGGCCGGGGTAAATTCAAAGGTTATTACGGCATTCGTTTCTTTGGGGACGATAAAAAAGTAGTAACTATCAAGTGCCCAACTGAAGTCATCTAAACAAACAGAAACAGGAGAAGCAATTATGAGTCACGCAGATAAACGTACTCCAGTAACAGATGCCCTGGAAACCCTCGGTATGATTCACTTCAAGCCAGAAAAGCGTGATGCTATTCACCTGGCAGTAGAACCAGTTAAATGTGGGGAACTGCCACTTCGTGCTGGAGAACGTATTGGTATCATTAATGGTGTAGCATACCCAGTAGGATATCTGGCAGAAGAGAGAGTTGTGCCATATCACGGTATTGTTGACCCATTCTTACCAACCCATGTAGAGCCTAACCAGTCCTTCTGGTTCGTCATGGCTCCTCGTATGGTTCAGTCCCTACGTCATGTATGGGAACACCCAGACTTCCCGGCAGGTGAATAATGGAACGTTACTATCCAGATGATACCCATGATGCATTAGTAATCATGGGTAATCCCAGAGCTTTGGCTTATCAGTGGATTGTCGAATACGCCAAGTATATCTCCCCGGAGGAGCGAGGTGATGACGATTATGGTGGTTATTACGACACCTCTCCCGTTGATGCAGAGGAACTCATTGAAGCTGCTAATAGCCATCAAGATGGTGGTTGGGGCGATTATATCTGCCGTGGGGGAGAGTATGAAGGCTTTCAGCTTGACTCCACTTTCTGGGATAAATTCGCCATTGTCATGGGTATTGAACGTGAATCTGTAGAAGAACGTAGTTTCTTCACCTGTTCCTGTTAAGGGGTTTTAGATGTCTATTGAATCGTTAGCCCGTTCCACACCACGTCAGACACGTCGTATCGTGGAACGTTGTATTCGTTCCGGGGTTGTACCATACATCACCAGTTCACCTGGTATGGGTAAATCCTCTATCGTTAAGCAGATTGCCGAAGACTATGGTCTTATCCTCATTGACCATCGTCTATCTACATCTGCACCGGAAGACTTGTCAGGTCTTCCTCGTTTCCGTGAAGATGGTCGTGCAGAGTTTGCACCATTTGCTGACCTGTTCCCGCTGGAAGGGGATGAAATTCCTGAAGGTTACAACGGCTGGTTGTTGCTTCTGGATGAATTCCCGTCTGCGAGTAAATCAGTGCAGGCAGCAGCTTATAAACTGATTCTCGACCGTATGACTGGTCAGAAGAAGTTACACCCCAATGTAGCTATTGTCTGTGCAGGTAACCTGCAATCTGACCGTGCCATCGTTAACCCAATCGGCACAGCTCTGCAATCTCGTATGGTTCACATTGAGATGATGGTTGACTTCGATGAATGGCTGGAAGACGTAGCAATCCCAGAGAAGTGGGATGACCGTCTGATTGCTTACCTGTCAGCAAACCGTAGTCATTTGATGGACTTCGACCCGAACCATGAGAACAAGACGTTTTGTTGTCCTCGTACCTGGGGCTTTGTAAACTCTCTGTTGAAGACTGGTTATAAAGGTCCAATCCCGGCAGAGGATACACCAATGTATGGTGGAGCTATTACCACCGGTGTTGCTACATCTTTCGTTCAATTTACTGCTGTTTACCGTGAAATGGTAAGCCTCAGCGAAATCTTGAAAGACCCAATGGAAGCTAAGCTGCCTACTAAGCCTGACCTTTGCTGGGCTACCATTACAAGCCTGTGTACTCAGATTGACAAGGGTAACTACGTAGAAATCTTTAAGTACATCAGTCGCTTTAAAGAGGTTACTTTCAAGATTCTCTTCTACCGTACTGTTATCAAGACATTGCCTGAGATTGATGATACTCAGGAATATCGTGATGCAGCCATTCAGTTAGGCAAATACATTCATAGCTAAGAGGTGAACCATGTCGCAAGACCTTCAAAGGGAGTACGACAAAACTCAAGTTAACGCCTTCATAGGCAGTACTGCTGCTTTCTTTGGGGCTATCCTCTGCACTTTGAAAATGCGTTGGGATAGTAATATCCCAACTGCTGCTACTGACGGTGAAACCTTATTCTGGAACCCAGATTGGTTCCTTAAGTTACCAGTCAACACCAGAAAGACCGTGCTAATGCATGAGCTATGGCACGTAGCATTGCTGCATGGCCCCCGTTTAGGTAGTCGTGACCCTGATGTATGGAACCAAGCATGTGATATCTATATAAACAACATGCTATCTGGGCCTGAATATAAACGAGATAACTACTCGTTTGATGGTACCAAACCCTGGATTGACCCAGCCTATGATGGTTGGATTGAAGAAGACATTTACGATGACCTTATGAAGAATCCCCACAAGCAACCTAAGGGCGGTGGGGCATTCGGACCAGGTAACGGTGTCGGTGACATGCTCAAGCCCGCTTCGGCTTCTGTCAACGCAAATGTCGTCAATAACGTAGTACGTGCTATGCACCAGCAAAAACTATCTGGTGGCAGTAAACCAGGTGATATGCCTGGACGTACGGAAGAGGTTATTACCCAGTTTCTTAAGCCAGTGGTTAAGTGGGAGGCTCTATTAGAGAGATTCTTCACTGAGTTATTGGATGAAGACTATACCTGGGCAAGACCTAATCGTCGTTTCCAGGATATCTACCTACCATCTCGTTTTACAGATGATGGTCGTTTAGAGCATCTGGCCTATTTCCAGGACGTATCTGGCTCAATTCAGACAAAAGACTCACTGCGTTTTAACTCGGAGTTAGCTTACGTATGGCGTAAGTATAACCCGGAGAAAATGTCAGTAATTCAGTTTGATACAGTAATACAACAGATTGACGAGCTTAAAGAAGGTGACACCTTCACTGAAATTAAGATTGTTGGTCGGGGTGGTACTTGTCTCCGAGAAGTGCGTGAGTGGATTATTAAGCATAAACCCACAGCTGCTATTATCTTCTCTGACTTGGAAGTAGCACCCATGGAAGAGCTACCATTCGATATTCCCATTATCTGGATATGTATCCGTAATCCGAGGGCTACTGTCCCGTTTGGTAAGCTGATTCATATCAACAACTGAGGAATTTATGGTACGTAATTCAGGTAAACTGCTCTTTACTGAAATTGGTAAGCCAATTGCAGATATGCACGCAGGTAAGAATGTGAACCCTGGTTCTGACACAACTTTTGGTCTAGGCGAAGCTGGTTACGACATCCGCATTAAGCAGGATGTGACCTTCTATCGTTTATTAGGGTTGATACCAATGGTAAAAATCGTTGATGGGTCTTATGTAAGACGCCATTTTGGAAAGTTTGCCTTGGCTTCAGCAATAGAAAGGTTTGACATGTCTGATGACCTGGTTGGTATTGTCCATGACAAATCCACCTGGGCAAGGCGTGCATTATCAGTGTTCAATACCGTGATAGAACCAGGATGGAAAGGGTACCTTACCCTTGAACTGGTCTATCACGGACGCAAGAAGTTACATATCCCGGCTGGTTCCGGCATCGCCCAAGTAGTCTTTCATGAAACAGCTATGAGAGCTACCTATCGTGGGCGTTATCAGAACCAAGCCAATCAACCAGTAGCTGCTAAGTCAGCAAATAAGGAATAATCATGTCTGTATTTCAAGTAACCCGTCTGGATAACAAAGTTCGTCTGACCATCAATGCTGCTAATGTTGCATCTGTAGCGGAAGTAGATGATGGTAGCCGTGCTCAGATTACTTTCGTAAGTAACGAACACTTTACCACTGAAGAGAGTTATCGTTCTGTACGTGGCTATCTGAAGAAAGCACTGGCTCCGGCATCGTCCGCTGACGATAAAGAGTAAGTCCCTTATGCAGTCTACGCAACGTTGTAGGCTGCATTATGGAGGTTACTCCAACATTGCTTAGTCTCTTATCCAAGCCCACTTAACCGTGGGCTTTTTTATTTGGAGTAACCGCATGAACAAAGACTTAGACTTTAGTGAACTAGAGAAAATGCTAGGCTTTTCTGTAGATAAAGGAATACTGGATAAGTCAGTAGTATTACAGAGAGGTTCCAATAAAAGTACACTTACCGGCGTATACAGTGATTGGTTAATACAAGTCTACTTAGACTATGAATTACCTTCTCAATTGGAAGAAAAGCTAGATAGCTTAATAAAGGACTACTGGACCTGGAACGGAAGTAAGGAGTTCCGTGCTATGATGTCGGCTAAGTCACTAAATCCTCGTACTAAGGATGTATTCAAAAGCAAGAGTACTCAGCATACCTTTCCTTGGTACCACAGAAAGCGTAAGTACTGATGAATAGAATCCCTTTTTTCAAACCCCGCAAGAAGAAGAAACAGAACCTGTTTCACAAGCAACAAACAAAGGATACCCCAATGATTACAGCTACTATCCTTGCTGATAGCGTCTCTCCGCAAGGTGTTCGACTAACTACTATGGAGTTGGTCTACCCTCGCTTTATTCATAGCGAGTTCATGACGCATCGTGTGTTTAACCGTAATGCTTCCAGTAGTCGTGCTATTCCTACTACCCGCTTCATTGAGCAGGTACGTAGTAACCCAGTACGTCCTATTCACTGGGGCGAGAACCAGAAAGGAATGTCTGCTGAGAAGGAACTAAGTGAAGACGACAAGGTAGTAGCGGAAGTCATGTGGAACAGTGCTGCTGCTAGTGCTGCATTGTACGCTGATGAGCTGCGTCGTATGCGTGTTCACAAACAAGTAGTCAACCGTATCCTTGAGCCATTTATGCATATCAAGGTAGTTGTGACTGCTACTCAGTGGAACAACTTCTTTGGTCTTCGTATTCATCCAGATGCTCAGCCTGAGATTCAGGAACTGGCTCGTAAGATGAAAGAAGCTTATGACAACTCTATGACTATAGAGCTAAAACCCGGAGAATGGCACTTACCTTATGTTACTGCTCAAGATACTGTTGCTGCTTACAATCATTGCAAATATCAGCGAATTACTCGTGATGAGCCAAGTAGTGAAGAAGTTAATGGGCTACTGATTAAAATCAGTGCTGCACGTTGTGCACGAGCCTCTTATAACAACTTCGAAGGCAAGCCATCATCCATTGAAGAAGACCTGGGACTGTATGCCAAGCTGGTAGAAGACCAGCCTATTCATGCAAGTCCTACTGAACACCAGGCTACTCCTATGGAGTATCGTGAGAAGCTGGTTAACAATATGAATCCAACTACCTGGGAAACAGGTGTAAGTCATATGGAAAGGGAAGGTAAGCTGTACTCTGGCCCACTCCAAGGCTGGATTCAGTATCGTAAACTGATTCCTGGCGAATGCATTAACTGATTCATTTCTTTATTTGGTTGGGCATAGACTCAATACACTCCGCTATTGACCCACTTAGGTGGGTCTTTTTTTGATTTCATTCTTTTGTTCGGGAGGACAAATGTCATACAAACCTAAGAAGTACCGTATCAAAGATGAACCCGTCATTGGTTCCGCTGCCGGACAAGAGCAACAGAAGGGGGATATCGTTTATGAATTCATTGGTTACGATTACGGCCTTTCTCGTGATGACTCTATTGCTACTGGCACTATACACACCTCCGTAACTATTGAAGAGGATGGTAGTGGTCCATTCTTCACAGTACCGGTTCACAATCTGGAGGAAATCCATGATTAACCCTATTGTAGTACATGCTAAAACAGGTGAATTAGTCCCCTTATCAGAGGTAGGCTCTGTGGAGGATATTAAAGCCTGCCCAGCTAACATCGCTGCATTGTGTATGAGTATTGTTGAACACAATCGTCTGTGGCTGGAACCAACTAAGGCTATGGTTCAAGCTGGTCTAGCTGAAGTACAACGTATGCTGGATGAATGGCACGATGAAGCTCCATACGTGAACATTGATTTAGAAGAAATCACAGATGATATGGCTTCCGATATGGCTGTATTCGTACTGCAAGCAATGGCAGCAAAGTTAAACCAACCCAAATAACATTTACTGGAGAGTAAAATGCAAGTAGCTGATATTACAGAACTGGCCTCATCTGCGACGTTAGGTGCAGGCAAGGCCCAACGTATGAGCATGGCAGAAGACCCGGCTCTGTATCTCACCATGATTATTAGCTTGTATCCGAACGTCAAGCTTGCCTTCATTCGTGAGACTATCTGCAACCAGTGGGATGCTCATATTGCTTCTGGGCGTACCGACACGCCTATCAAGATTACTATCGACCGTGATTTGATGCTGACCTTCCGTGATTACGGTAACGGTATCCCAATTGAGAAGATGGATAGCACCTACAACACTTTGGGTGGCTCCACCAAGCGTGCAAGCACTGCTGAAACTGGTGGCTTTGGTCTGGGCTGTAAATCTCCTATTGCTTACGCAGAGTCCTTTAAAGTAGTAACCATGAACAATGGAACCAAGGGAATTTATAACATGGTTCGTTCGTCCGTAGAGACAGACGGATTCCCTGGACTGGTTCCAATCATGCAGCTTCCTACCGAAGAATCTGGGTTAGAAGTAAGCATCCAGCTTCGTAAGGAAGACGTAGAAGAAATCGTTGGTTATATCCGTTCTGTAGTCTATAACGGAAGTATGTTATGCCGCTTCATCTGTGATGCCTCAGGACAGGAATATGACGGCATTTTACCAAGACTCGATATGTCATTTGAACCTGGTTCCTATAACGTAGATAGTCAAAGCTGGTATCAACGTCACATGGGCAACCATGCTGTTTATATCCGTTACGGTAACGTTGTATACCCTGCACTGGAAACTCCTGCTACAGAGCGTGCCATCGGGCTTATTAACAACTTCCTGAGCATCATCGGCCATCCTCGTATCCTGGTTCAAGCAAAGCCATCTAGCCTTGCTGTGGCACCTAGTCGTGAAACCCTGTCATCTCAGCAAATGACGGAGAATGGTATCACTGACCTGGTAGTCGGTCTGGTAGATAAACTGGAAGCTGATATTAAAGCACGCATTCCTGCTGCTATTCAGCAAATCATTGATGGAATTAAAAATGATAGCCCAGATAATTTCACAATCAGTAAGTACATGGATTACATCTATAACTACGTGTCCGACAAAATGGTAAGGGGTTACATGAACTCTTCCCTATGGGAAAAGCAACGCGAACACTGGGTACCACAATTCCAGAATATGGAATTAGATCGTCATAGCGATATGGATGTATTTAGCGGTAATCCTAAGTTACGGGCTAAATTCCGTAAAGTACTGAAATTGGGTAAGTACAGCAACACTGGGAGAAAGCTGTTACACAACTTCTGCTATAACTATGGTATCAAACCCATGCTCAAAGAGTTAGCTAAACTGGGTCACCATAAAAATGTGCGTATACTGATTCCAACGACAGGGGGTTACTATGCGTATAAAGAATCCTTTAGCAGAGTCTGTTTTTCTCATGGCATAGATGTACTGTACTTAATGAAAAATAAGAAAGCTTTCATTAGTACCCGTGCTAATGACGTAGGTTACAGTATTAGTCACTATCCTCCTTTTGCTAGCGTATTTAATTATTCAGGAGGTGACCCCAGTACTGCCATCTGTATTGCTATCAAGGTAGGAACCAAGAAAGGTGAAGCTGAGGCTGTAGCAGAGCAGTTCATTAAGGCAGGTTGGGATACCGTTAACCTTGCCGAGAAGTTTGACTGGGACCCTGTTGTTAAAAGCAATCGTATACTTGCTGAACAAAAGCGTAAGATTAAAGCTAAGCTGGGTGCCATGACTCCAGAACAGGCTAAGAAGAAGGATTCTCATCGCCCTAACCGACTAGTCTGCATTCGTGCGGTTGTAGAAGGAAAATATATTAGTGGGAGCAATGCTCATCCCCATTATGGTGAACGGCATATAGACGTAGAAAAGCCTGTTTATTACTGCATGGCTGACCACGTTAGCAACTGGAAAAAGTTAGTATCTGGTCTTACCCCTTACCACTTAATCCCGGAAGAGATTAAGGATGTTACCATTGTTTGTCGCAACAAAATTGAAATGAACAAAGCCATTAAATTGGGTGCTGTTCATATCGATGAGTGGACTAAAGCTAAAATACTGGAAGTAGTCAGAACTAAGGATTTTATTAAGTACGCCACTAAAGAACGACGGATGATAATTCCATCCCTAAATATTCATTCCTATGATATTAAGCTTATGCGTTTGTTGGGTATTAAAGTACCTGGATATGACAAGTTAAAATTTAATCGTGAATACGAACAGATTTTGTCTGTCATAGATGATGGTTACTTAAACCCTACTATTCGTCAGTGGTTAAATGATTGCGTTATTACGGAAGATGAGAAAAATCAGCTGTACGACATGGCAAGAGGTGTATCGTTTGTTAACCGTAAACTTTTCCGTACATACTTTAAGTTTACTAACGACGGTATGTTAGGAATTGGTTATGTTAATACCCCTGATTTGGTTAAAGCAATCAAAGAGCATCCTGAGCTTATTCCAGCTATCCGTACTATCGTTAAACTGACCATCAAACAGAGACTGAACTCATGAACCCAAACATCGTAGTAATTGTAGCCCTATCCGTAGATAGCGAGCGACTCACCCTTTGGAAGACGGATGGTAATACCGTCTATATTCCACAAGGCGACACTCGCGTAGCAACTATTGTTGCTGAAGCCAAGGCTAAAGGACTAGCTCCAGGCAAACCAGTTAGCGTAGATATCACTATGCACAATGCATCCAAGAAGGAATACGCAGATGCAGAACAGGGAACCAATGGACTGGTTCGCTTCTTTCGTGTAGCTAAGAAGAAACTCTCTGAGTTCTTTGCTGACGAGACAGAAGTAAAGCCTGCTGCCCTAGTGGAAACTATTTTCCTGGGTAGTACTGCTACCCTCGGTGCTGTGGCAATGGACAAATTCCTTGCTGTACGTGATGCTACTCCTGCTGCTGAATCGGTAGAAGAAGTAGAGCACGTAAGAGGCGGCAGCAAAGCCTTGTGGATTACTGCCCACAACCCAGGAAACCGTGTAGGTGCCATTAAAGCTCTACGTGAGTTTGTAGGAATTGGTCTGAAAGAAGCTTCTGACAAGCTGAATGAGCCACTGCCTATTCGTGTGTCTATTCACCTGTCCGAAGACCAGGCTATTCACTATGCAGGGCTGCTGGCTAAAGAGGGCGTAGTTACTACTATCCTCAACGTTGATGATAAGCCACCAGCGTTACCAGTAGCAGAATCCAATGCGTCTAAGCTGGATGCAGCAGAAGAGAAGCTAATGAAACTTGGTGGTATCTCAACTAACGAGAACAAGTTTCATGAACCATTGGCCGAAGACGAGACTATTGTTGCTGTTGTCAACAACACGGTAGTACCGGGTGTTGAAGGTATTCAGCGTCAGATTCGTCAATCTGCAAAACTCAAAGACTTCCGTGGTTTCACCAAGTTCTTAGAGCGACTGGCTCCGGTTATTAAAAACCGTCGCCACTCGGTGGAAGACCTGATGCAGTTTATGGAAACAGGTAACCTGCCTATTGCTGATGACGGTTCTATCGTTATCTTCAAACGCCTTAACCTGAAGTCTAGTGCTAAGCATGTTAAAGCCGAGCGTGTCTATGTTGACGTACACTCCGGTAACATTGAACAAGCTGTAGGCTCTAAGGTGCAGGTACGTGAAGACCTGGTAGACCAGAATCGTCGTCAAGACTGTTCACACGGGCTGCATGTGGCTACTCAGCAATACATTACTAGCTTCAGTGGTAATGTAACCATCATTGGTAAAGTTGCGCCAGAAGACGTTTTTGCTGTGCCTGAGTACAGTAAAACTAAAATGCGTGTAGCTGCTTACCATATTGTGGAAGAGTTGCCACCAGCTATCCGTGACCATGTAAACAGTGGGCGTCCTATCGATACCATTCCGGGTGGTGCAGAAATCCTTAACCGGGTTCTGTCAGGTAAACATCCACAGCCGAACCTGCTAGTTCATGTTGCAGGTCACCGTGGTACTAACCTTACCTACACAGCACTTAACGCTACTCTGGCTGAACCAGAAGTAGAAGTGGGTAGCTATGTAGAGAAACCTACCATCGACCTGGAAGAATCACTGGATGTGACTCCAAACACTGCACCTGTAGTAAAAGCTACTGATGTTAAACCAATCACTAAGAAGAAATCCAATATGGAACTTGCTGACGAACTCTGGAATAAATTCCAGAATGCTGAGACTTCTACAGTAGCAGCAGAAGTAGCTGGTGAACTGATTGCCCTTAAAGGCAAGATGAAGAAACCTTGGTCTGCACTGGGTCTATCTTCTGACATGGTGCAACAGTTGGCTGATGCTCGCACCAAAATGCCAGTAGAACGAAAACCGGAACCAGTGAAGAAAGCTGTAGTTTCTGCACCGGCTAAGGGAAGCAAACATGCAGATACCATTCGTGGTTATCTGAATGATGCGGGTATGAGTGACTACTCTAAGGCACACGCTATTCACGACCTGAAACGTGCAGCTAAGAAGTCCTATGCAGCACTTGGTTTGACAGAAGATGAAGTGAAAGCTATTGACAAGCTGAAGCACCATCTGAAGTAACCTGTTCAAGAAGCCTCAGTTGAAATATACTGAGGCTATCTTTGAAGAGGAATTACACTATGTCTACTGTATATCGAGCAAACCGCAAAGCACATGATGATGACATTATCCGAATGAACTCCATTGGATTGTCTCTGGCAACTATTGCAAAAACTTTGGGTGTTCACCCAACTACCGTAACTTTACGATTACGTTCTTTAAATATTGAACCTGCTGACACACGTCGCACGTTTATGGAGAACGTCTTGGCACCAATGCCTACTCACGTAGCGGATTGGTTAGCAGACCAGTTAGGCCCCAAATACGAGATTCGCCAGTATGTGCGAGACTTGTTAATGGAGGCTTACCAAAACCGTCATAATCTTAAAGGTACAGCTCATGAGCGATTCCTCAAACGATACGCTGGTACAGACTCAGAATTGGTTTCTGAAGGCAGTGCCGAATCCAACCCATAAAAACATCACAACCCAAATTGGTTGTCATTTGGAAGAAGTAGCAGAAATGCTGACAGTTCTGAAGAGTGACAACCCATTCCAGTCTATGGTTATCGCAGATGCCATTGCATCATTAGTTTTACTGTCAGACCGCCTTAAATCTTACGGGGAAGATACCTATGTAAGAGAAGAAGACCGTGCAGAACTGCTTGATGCCCTCTGTGACCAGATTGTTACAGCAACTGGTATTGGTACTTTCTTTGGGATGAACGTCCCTGGTGCTCTATCTGAAGTGAACCGTTCTAACTACTCTAAGTTTGTTAACGGTGAGCCGTTGTTCAATGAGAACCAGAAGGTAATGAAAGGCCCGGACTACACTCCCCCTGAACTATCCCCATTCATTTAACACTGCCCATTAGGGTAGTTATCTGTAGGAAAATCGATGAGTAATACTACAAAACTGCCCTTAAACGCTGGGCAGACTGAAGCTGCTGAAGGCTTTTTTGAATTCTTGTTTGATAAGAACGAGAAGGAACTCAATATTAGTGGTGCAGGTGGCGTAGGTAAGACATTTACCATGGCTCACATGATTGATGAAATCATGCCTCGCTACCACAAAACCTGTCAGACTCTGGGTATCAAGTCAGAGTATGATGAGGTAGTAATGACAGCTACCACTAACAAGGCTGCTGAAGTACTGGCTCAGGCCACTGGACGACCTGCCAGTACCTATCATGCTTTCCAGGGACTGACGGTTAAGAACAACTTCTCCACTGGGGAGGCTGACTTAATCCCGGCACGCAACTACTCAATCAAGCACAATAAGGTCATCTTTATTGATGAAGCCTCGATGATTGACCGTAAGCTGCGTAAGTTCATTCTGGAAGGCACCCACAACAGTAAGATTGTTTACGTTGGTGACCATGCTCAGTTGCTTCCGGTAAAAGAAGTAAGTTCCCCTGTGTATGACAGTGGAATCAAAACCTTTTACCTAACCGAGCAGATGCGTACCACCATCCCTGAACTACAGGCATTGCATAAACAACTGCGTGACACTGTAGAGGGTAAAACTGGTTTTCTACCCATTAAGTGTGTACCTGGTGTTATTGACTGGGTAGACGCAGACGACATGCAACTGCTGCTGGAACAACACTTCACTAACAAAACCAATAGCCGTATCGTGGCTTACACGAATGGACAGGTAGTTAACTATAACACCTACGTTCGTGACCTGAATGGGCTGGCTGGTGAGTTTGTTGTTGGTGAGGAACTGGTAAGTAACTCAGCAGTTACTATCGGTAAATCAGACCGCTTGTCTATTGAACAAGAGGTACGGATTACCGACCGGGAACCAAGAACTCGCATGGTTCGTATCACTGATGACATCGAACTTGAGGTACGGGATTGCACATTAGACACCGGCTACGGTGGCTATATTGAAGAGGTACCTATCCCCGTTGATTATGAGTACTTCAACAATCTGGTTAAGTTCTTTGGTAAGCAAAAACGATGGGACCTTTACTTTAAGCTAAAGGAAACATATCCAGAGTTACGTGCAACCCATGCATGTACCGTGCATAAATCCCAAGGTTCCACTTATGACACCGTGTTTATCGATGCAGGTGATTTATCTACTTGCCGTCAGCCGGATGTAGTAGCCCGTCTGCTTTACGTAGCTGTATCACGTGCTCGTAAGCGTGTTGTGTTTTATGGCGACCTTGCTAAAAAGTATGGTGGCTTAATTAAGTAGGTGGCCCTATGGCTCAGATAACAGAAAAGAATATTCACGAAAATACAAATAGTAGTGCAATCGTTAAACACTTATTCCTGGCTGAACTCAAAAGACTTGATGACACGTTACTTGAAATCATCAAGCAGAACGAAACTTGTCAGGCTGTTTATGACACAGCTGGCTTTCAGTATCAGGGTGAGTTTTACCGGGCTAAAAATGCTTCACGCATTCCACCATATGGGGAACGATTAACATTGCATGAGTCCTTAACGGATAAAATGAATCGTTATCTTGAACGGTCTGGGAGACTATTATGGGAGTGTACCGTAGTAAACCAGATGGTATTCAGACTGGTTCAAGGTTGTACCTCCCGTCAGGATATTCGTGATGCCCTACCCGAATGCCTGGTAGCTCAGGATAAGGAAATGGGACTTCTGGAATTCGAGCGTACAAGGCCAGCTGCTTACACACTTAATGATGATAAGCGAGCAATGAAACAGTATGAGAAAGTGCTACCACTTATCGAATACTACTCAGGAACTCACTTGTTGTTCTAGAGGTGTACATGAAGCATGTTGTATTTGACCAGTCTGGGGAATACCCAGTAGCCATATTGGTTCCAATGATTCGCACTGACGAAATCATTAAGGAATATCTGGAACCGTGGGAGATAGATAAAGAGTCAGTAATTATACTGGACTTGCATCAAGCTCCCGGTAAAAAGAAAACTCCTGTGAAGGAGATTAAACAGTACATCGAAGATGAACTAATGCCTGTATTAAGGCAGTCACAAACTAACTATATAGTCTGTGGTGATAGCGAGTACTTTAAAGTGCTAACTAAATCCAATAAAGCAGAAGCCTGCTTAGGTTATGTAGTGGATTGTGCTTATGAACCAGATATGAAAGTAGTCTACGTTCCTAATTACAGGCAGGTATTTTATGACCCGCCTAAGATTAAGGCAAAGATTGCTCAGGGCATGTCTGCATTAGTTGATTATGTAACTGACCAGTATGTGGAACCAGGAACTACAATCATCGAATATGCAGATTATCCTAAAACTCCAGAAGCTATTCAGGCTTGGTTGGATACGCTGTTAGAACAGCAAATACCGTTAGCAATAGACATCGAAGCCTTTGACCTGAAGCATTATAACGCAGGCATTGGTACCATAACGATGTGCTGGAGTAAGACCCAGGGGATTGCATTCCCCGTAGACTACAAGCCCATTGAGGGAGCTACAGCCCCACCATATGGGGAGTATGTGCCTAACTTAGTAGTTCGTACAATGCTAAGGGAGTTCTTTCAGAAATACCTAGCCAGAACCATGTACCACAACATTTCTTATGACGTTTACGTCATGATTTACGTGTTGTACATGACTGACCTACTTGATACTGAGGGACTACTGAATGGTATTGATGTGCTTCTTCGTAACTGGGATGACACCAAGTTAATTACTTACCTGGCTACCAATAGCTGTGCTGGTAATAAACTAGGTTTGAAGGAACAAGCTCAAGAGTATGCTGGTAACTACGCCCAGGATGAGATTAACGACATCCGTAGAATCCCTCTGGATAAGCTACTTGAGTATAACCTGGTGGATGGTTTGTCCACATGGTTCACGTATGAAAAGCACTGGGATAACATGGTTGCTGACCAGCAATTGGATATATACAACAATATATTCAAGCCAGCTACCGTAGATATTATCCAGATGCAATTGACTGGTATGCCCATGAACATGGCTACTGTTATTAAAGTAGCTAAGGAAATGGAAGAAGACAGACGTGCAGCACTGACTGTCATTAAAAATAGCCCAATCACCAAACAGTTTGACCTCATAGAAGGACAAGCCTGGGTAGCTGAGAAGAATGCTACGCTTAAGAAGAAGCGAGTAACGCTTGCTGATTATAAGGACACATTCAATCCAAACTCAGGGCCACAACTGCAACGACTGTTGTTTGGGATGTTGGGCCTACCAGTCATTGGTTTAACTAAGAGTAAGCAACCGGAAACTGGTGGCGATACACTTAAAGACTTAAAGAACCACACTACTGATAAAGAAGTTCTGGCCTTTCTGGATGCTCTCATCGATTACAAGTTGGTCGATAAGATAATCACTGGCTTTATGCCAGCATTCCTGAATGCAAGACAAGGCCCGGATGGTTGGCATTACCTATTCGGTAACCTAAACCTAGGTGGAACTGTCTCAGGCCGGTTGTCAGCATCAGACCCTAATCTTCAGACCATTCCATCTGGTTCTAAGTATGCTAAGAAGATTAAATCTTGCTTCGAAGCACCACCTGGTTGGTTGTTTGTTGGTTTGGATTTCGCCTCCCTGGAAGACAGGATATCTGCATTAACGACTAAGGACCCAGAAAAGCTGAAGGTATATACCGATGGCTACGATGGTCACAGTCTACGTGCTTTTGCTTACTTCGGTGAGCAGATGCCGGACATTGTTAACACAGTAGAGTCCATTAACTCCATCCAAACTAAGTACAAAGCACTGCGTGGTGAGTCCAAAGCACCTACGTTCTTGCTTACCTATGGTGGTACTTATATGGGGCTAATGAAGAACTGTGGTTTCCCTGAAGCTAAGGCCAAGCTAACCGAGAAACGTTATCACGACCTGTACACAGTTAGTGACAATTGGGTTCAGGCAAAACTTGACCAGGCTGCAAAGGATGGCTATGTTACTGCCGCATTCGGTTTGAGAGTGCGTACCCCTTTACTGTACCAAGTACTTCGTGGAACCAGTAAGACTCCGTATGAGGCAGAAGCCGAAGGTAGAACAGCAGGTAACGCTTTAGGTCAAAGCTGGTGTTTACTCAATAACCGTGCAGGTTCCGAGTTCATGAATAAGGTTCGTAATAGTGAGTATCGTCTGGATATCAGACCGAGCATTCACATTCACGATGCCCAATACTTCATGATACGAGACAACATGGACACGGTTATGTATGTCAATGAGCATCTGGTTAAAGCTGTTCAATGGCAAGACCACCCTGATATTGCTCATCCAGACGTTCATTTGGGTGGGGAACTATCCATATTTTATCCAACGTGGGCTAACGAGATTGAAATCCCAAACTACGCTACGCCTGCTCAGATTAACGATGTAATTCAAAAGGCATTTTCGTAATGAAAGTACTACTCATGGGTCCCAAAGCGTGCGGTAAAACCCGGAATGCTGAAAAGATTGCCAAAGCTTTTAACTTGACTAACGTAGTCGAGATGGAAGACCTGCGTCGTAATTATCCTTTGCAGGGCGATGGTTTGTTCGTATGTAACAAACTCCCAGCCGATGTAAAAGAAACAGACTTTGACGTAGTAATCACAGTAAACACAGGTATTTAACATGACTGAACAAAAAGCTATGTACCACTGGTTAGTATCAGCTCAGGTAGTCTTTCAGAACAAAGACGCTTCTGATGGTGGTGTTGTACCCATCAACGCAGTACTGCTGACTGAGAAACCGGTTGTAAATGCCCAGGCTCTTGCACAAGCCCAACGTACAGTGACGGCTAACATGCAAGAGCGTTTCCAGGACCCCGATATGGGCATTGTCGATATCGTGTTCCTCGCCTTTAACAACCTGGGTCTGATGACTCGTGAAGAGTTCAACCCGGACAACGCAGTAAAGCCTGCTAATGGATAACTTATGAACCAGGAATTAACTGGAAGTAAGGTTAATTACTACCTGGTTCAAGTGGAAGCTCCTCAACGCGAGGAGCAACCCCCTTACCAGGCAGAGTGTGAGGATATCATCCAAGCACTTGGTATGACCTTCGATGAAGGCTGTCTGTTCAAAGCCCTGTGGCGTAATGCCAATGCTCGTAAGAATAACGGTAAGCCAGGTCAATCTGCCAAATACGACGCAGAAAAGATGGTTCATTATGCTGAACGCATTCTTAAAAAAGAATCCCAGCAAAGCAAAGCTGTTTCTGCTAAGCGTAGCAACCAACTTTTACCAAACAACACCTTAATAGCTGCCGTCTATAAAGACGGGAGAGTGGTTACCAACTACTTTGGTTACATTGATTGGAATAAGGTAGTTAAGTGGGAGGTGGTGAGTGAAGATAACCAATAACCACAACGTGTCTTTGCCATTAGCAGTGTGGCTTATGCATGACGAGTATGATTACGTTAATGAGAAGAAGTACATCTCAGCGACTACTCTGCTTAAACCACTTAAGCATATTGTCATGGCTCACCGTGTTGATAAGTCCAAGCTTTCTATGGATATCATGGACCTGGTAGCTACCTCTATGGGTAGTGGGTTACATGGTTCCATTGAGAAAGCTTGGTACGAAGGTCACAAGCAAGCTCTGACTAAACTGGGTTATCCCAAGAAAGTAGTTGAGTCTGTAGTCATCAATCCAACCGAAGAAGACTTTGCTAAGAACCCGGATATCATCCCCGTTTATATTGAGCAACGTGCTACCAAGAAGATTGGCGGTTGGACTATTGGTGGTAAGTTCGACATTGTCACAGAGGGTCTATTGCAGGATGTTAAGTCAACTTCGACTTACACCTGGACCAATGGTGGACGTGATGACGAGCATAAGATGCAGGGTAGTATCTATCGTTGGTTGCACGATACCAAGATTACAGAAGATATTATCCGCATTAATTACATCTTCACAGACTGGCAAAAGGCACTGGCCAAGCCGGAGTCAAACTATCCTCAGCACCGTGTGATGCACAAGGACATCCCACTGCTCTCTTATAAAGCAACGGAAGAATGGATTAAGCGTAAGCTTGAGCTAATCGACCGTTACTGGGATGCACCGGAATCTGAGATTCCTGAGTGTACAGACGAAGAGCTGTGGAAGACCGACCCTGTTTATAAGTACTTCTCTGATGTGGAGAAGGCTAAAGAACCAGGGGCAAGAAGTACCAAGAATTTTACTGACCTCATGGATGCCAGGAAGTTCATGGCAGATAAGGGTAAGGGGACAATTGTTGTTGTTCCTGGGGAAGTTAAACGCTGCAACTACTGCCCAGTAGCTACAATTTGCAAACAAAGAGAGAGATATAGCTAATGATTGACCTTACTGGAGTCACGCATCATCCGGCTCTTGAAGAAATCGTAGACGTCCTGTGTAACAAAACACAGAACAACGACCGTGGTTTCTTCCGAGTGGAAGTGGCTTACTTTTTAGCAAAAATGGCATCCTGTATGGGTGCAACTATCGTCACTAAAGACCGTGGTGATATTCCCGTTAATATCTACGCTATGGCTCTGGCAACTTCTGGCTTCGGTAAGGGTCATTCTGTAAATATCATCGAAGACGGTTTCATGATGGGCTTCAAGAAGCGATTCATGGAAGACACAATGCCCACTATCGCAGAGAAGAATCTCTGGAAAATTGCCAATGAGCGAGCAGCTCGTAACGGCACAGACCAGCAGGAAGAATTCGAAAAGGTAGAGGCAGAATATCGCAGAGCAGGGGCTTATCCGTATACGTTTGACTCTGGTACACCACCAGCCGTTAAACAGTTACGACATAAGCTACTGATGGCTAACTGTGGTTCCATCAACCTTCAGATTGATGAAATTGGCTCTAACTTGCTTGCAAACCTGGACGTGCTAACCCTGTTCCTTGAGTTGTATGACCAGGGCAAGGTCAAACCTAAGCTGACCAAGAACACGGCTGATAGTGTCCGTGGCGAAGACCTGGAAGGTAAGACACCTACTAACATGCTTTTGTTTGGTACCCCCAGCAAACTGTTGGATGGTGGGCAGATTGAAGATATGTACTATGCAATGCTCGACACGGGCTATGCTCGTCGTTGCCTGTTTGCATTTGGGCATATCGACAAGAAAGCATTTAACATGCTTACGCCAGAAGAAATCTATATCAACCTCACCAAAGCTAACAATAATCAGTTAGTGAACCAATGGGCTAATCACTTTACGTCACTGGCAGACCCTACCCATTTCGGATGGAAGATGGCTGTTGAAGATGATGTGGGTATTGAACTCATTCGTTATAAGAGTGAGTGTGATAAAGCAGCAGATGCTATGGCTGACCACGAAGAAATTCGTAAAGCCGAGATGATGCACCGTTATTTTAAAGCTCTCAAGCTGGCTGGTGCGTATGCATTCGTTGACCAAAGTCTCATCGTTGAAATGGAGCACCTGAAGCAAGCAATCCTGCTTGTGGAAGAATCAGGTAAAGCTTTCCAAAGCATCCTCAACCGCGAAAAGGCTTATGTAAAACTGGCTAAGTACATTGCTTCCGTTGGTTCAGAAGTAACTCACGCAGACCTGCTTGAAGCTCTGCCTTTTTATCCTAAAGGCAATGCAGCCCGTAACGAGATGGTCACTCTGGCAACAGCCTGGGGCTATAAGCAGCACATCATTATCAAGAAGACCTATAACGAAGGTATTGAGTTCTACCGTGGGGAGACCCTAAAAGAGACTGATATCAACGAAATGGTTATTTCCTACAGTGATAACTGGGCTTATAACTACTCAGGTGAAAGGGTACCTTTCGACCAGCTTCATGTATTGACCCAGCACGAAGACATGCACTGGTGTAACCACCATTTCCGTAAGGAGCATCGTGCAGAAGAGAACGTTATTGCTGGCTTCAACATGATTGTTATTGACGTGGACGGTACGATTAGTCGTGATATCTGTCATGAACTAATGAAAGATTATCGCTTTATGACGTATACCACTAAACGCCACACCGAAGAAGCAAACCGCTTCCGGCTCATACTTCCTATGAACTATTACCTGGAGTTAGACGGGGAAGAGTACAAGGAATTTATGAATAACGTTATGGCCTGGTTACCGTTTGAAACGGATGAATCAGCCAATCAGCGTGCTAAAAAGTGGATGTCTTGCTCTACCGGTACTTATCACTACAACCTTGAAGCCCCACTTCTGGATGTACGTGACTTCATTCCTCGAACCAGTAAGAACGAAGCTTTCCACAATCACATGCAGCAGGTGCAAAGCCTGGATAATCTCGAAAGATGGTTTGCTGGACGTATTGCAAATGGTAACCGTAACAACCACATGATTAAGTACGCCCTGGCTCTCGTAGACAGTGGCAAGGACTTCAATGAGGTTAGTACGTTGGTGCATGCATTCAACAAAAAGCTGAGTAATCCGCTTGACCCGGATGAGTTGAATAGCACTGTGTTGGTCACAGCAGCAAAACGTTATAGCTCCTAATCAGTAAGATTGCAGTCCTTTGTTTGGTTTAAGGGACTGCAATCAAATGAGGTAATCATGTCAGAAGAAATCCTTACCAATGACATAAACACGCAGCTTGTGTTAATTGTTGGTTATTCAGCAAGTGGCAAATCTGCCAGTCTGCGTAATATTCGTAACCAGGAACGCTGGTTATATCTGAACACGGAAGCAGGTAAACGCTTACCTTTCCGTAACAAATTCAATACCTACAACATTGAAGACCCATACCAGATTTGGGAAGCATTCGATGTTGCATCTCCGGGTGGTGAAATGGCTGATGACGTCGATGGTATTATCATTGACTCAGCTACTTTCATGATGGATATGCTGGAATCTATGTATGTCCTCCCTTCTGCTAACACTCAAAAAGCTTGGGGTGACTTTGCTCAGTTCTTCAAAATCCTGTTACAGAACAAAGTCGTTAAGTTTGGCAAGCCCGTTCTTATCCTGGCTCACGTTAAAGACGAGCTGGATGAAGCAGCTGGTGTTATTAAAGTAAGTGTGCCTGTTAAAGGTTCACTGAAGAATAATGGCATCGAAGCCTACTTCTCTACTGTGGTAGCAGCAAAACGAGTCGAACTCCGTGAGCTGGAAAAAATCAGTAATGGGATGTTAGAGATTACTGATGAAGAGCGTGAATTAGGCTTTAAACACGTATTCCAAACCCGTCTTACCAAGAAGACGATTGGTGAACGTTTACGCTCCCCTATGGGTATGTTCAGCAAAGAAGAGACTTACATCGATAACGATGCTCAAAAACTGCTGGACCACCTGGCTGCATACTACGCCGAGTAATTACTTGGTTGTAAAACACTTTTTAGAAATAAGAGAGAAAACATGTCTACTTTATTCGGTAAACTGAAAGACAAAGCAAGCAAAGCAGAAGCACCTGTTGACCGTGTTGGTGGTGGCTTTAAAGCCCAAGATACCGACATTTATATCGGTACCCTGAAAGTAGCCTATGCCGGACAATCCGACAAAGGTGCAAGTTTCATTCAGGTAATTATCGAAGACCTGGTTAATGCAACCACGGGTGCTTCTGCTGGTACCCATCGTGAACAACTGTACATTACCTCTGGTAATGACAAGGGCAACAGCCCGACCTATGAGAAGAACGGTAAAGAGTTCTTCCTGCCTGGTTATACCGTAGCAAACGATATCTTCGTTATGACTGCGGAAACAGAACTGCCGGATACCGTGTTCGAAGAGAAAGTAGTTAACATCTACGACTTCGAACAAAGCAAAGAGCTGCCTAAATCCGTCATGGTTCCTGTAGACGCAGTAGGCCAGAAAGTCGCTGTAGCTCTGAAGAAGAGCCAGGAATACAAACGTGTTAAGGGCAACGATGGTTACGTCGATTCTGACGAAATCAAAGAAGTGGTTAACATTGATAAAGTGTTCCACCCGGACCTGAAGCTGACTGTACTGGAAGTTACTGAAGCACTGGCTGCTGACCGTGACCTGTCTGCTGAAGAGCCTGTATTCTGGAATGCATGGCTGGAAGCGAACCAGGGTAAAGTGGATACCCACAAGCTGAAGAAATCCGGCAATGCTGGTACTGCTGGTGCACCTCCAGCTGCTGCTAACCCTACTGCCGGGGCTGCTAAGAAATCCCTTTTCGGTAAGAAATAATGAAAATACCCGTGCTAGGTTGTGACCCCAGTTTTCGTAACTGGGGATTAGCACGGGGAATGCTGGACCTAAACACGGGCATCTTTACAGACGTAGAGCTACTACTTGTAGAAACCAAACCTGATGATACCAAGCAGGTACGCAAGAACAGCAAAGATATTGCTCGCTGCGTAGATATTACCTCTGGTGTTATCGACTGGTTCAAGTGGGCAACTGTCGTCTTTGTAGAGGTGCCCGTTGGTTCGCAGAGTGCCAATGGAATGAAATCATACGGTGTATGTGTTGGTATTCTGGGTGCATTCCGTGCAATGGGTATTCAGCTAATTGAAGTTAATCCTACCGAAAACAAGCTGGCCCTTACCGGTTGTAAGACAGCAAGTAAAGACTCAATGATTCAGGCAGCCCAATCCTTTTACCCCGAAGCTAACTGGCTTCGTGATAGTAAAGGGAAGCTGCTTAATAAGAATGAGCACTTAGCTGATGCAATTGGTTCTATTCATGCCGGTGTAAATACACCAGCATTCCAGACAATTTTAAAGTTATACGAAAAGGTATAAGCAAATGCAGATTACACTGAACCAAGATGAAGTAAAACAGTGTGTACAGGATTACATTGATAACAATATCAGTTGTGCAGGTGACCTGGACATCGTTATTAATGAAGACGGTACTGTTACTGTTGGTATTAACGAAAAGGTGGGTACCGACCAGGTAGATGATACTCCACCCGTGGTAGAGAAAAAAACTCGTAAGCGTCGTGAAGCCAAGCACGTAATGGTTGAGAAGAAGGAAGAAGAACCTGCTCCTGAACCAGCAGCACAGGGTGAGGATGAAGTTGACCCTAACAATGAAATCCACGAGGAAGCTGTAGCTGAGGCTGAAGAGGCAGCAGCCGAGGTAGCATCTAATGCAGCTACTGTGGCAGAAGAAGTTCAGGAAAAAGAAGTTGAACGTCCTGCATCTTCGAAGCCGTCTCTGTTCGCAAATCTTAAACGTTAATAGCTGGTAGGTGGCTCAGAAGCTGCTGCTATTTGTGGTAGTGTTCATAGTCATAATGCTATTGCTAATTAGGCTATTGGACGTGTCGGCTCCATACATAGCATTTATCATCACTGTAGTTATCCTATGGAAACTTAGTGATAAATCCGGTGGTGACAAGCCGCCAGACTAATAACAAACTGAACCAGTGCCCTTTACTACTCTCCGGAGGGCATTGGTTAACCTGAGTTAGACTAATGCAACCTGTAGAAAAATTCATTGAATATACTGATGCCCTTGTGACTGTTGAATTGGCTTTAGCTATGGCAGTTAAATACAAGGAACCAGTTAACAAGCCTGTTGCTCAGTGTGCTCGTTTAGTAGCAATGCGTTGTAAAGATTTAGCAAATCGTCAGCTCTTTCTTGGGGTTAGCAAAAGCGAGTGTCCCGGAGTGATGGTTAATATGATGCGAATCACGTTTGACGAAATGATTAGCTCATAGTATAAGTAGCTCATGGTGAGTTAGCTAATTGGTGAAGCGGCTGACTGTTAATCAGTGACAGAGTGGTTCGAGTCCACTACTCACCGCCACTATCGGAGTTTAGCTCAGTTTGGTAGAGCACCTGGTTTGGGACCAGGGGGTCAGTAGTTCGAATCTACTAATTCCGACCAAATTCTATTGGGGTATCGCCAAGTTGGTTAAGGCATCGGACTTTGACTCCGATATTCGCAAGTTCGAATCTTGCTACCCCTGCCAAAGCATCTGTTGTAGTTTGGGAATTACGTCTGCCTTCCAAGCAGAAGATGCGAGTTCGATTCTCGCCAGATGCTCCAACATCCTATCAATGAGTACATTTACTGGGGAGCTGGAAAAGCTTTCACCTTAACCAGTCGAGTGAGTGTACTCTTTGATAGTTTTCGTGAGCGATTATGCGGTTTTTTAGAAACGAACCAATAACATAAATGCAAACGATGATGTTGTTCTGATGGTTGCTTAATTGCATAACCATTAGTCAGGAGTGAGTCGTCCTGGTTACCAAACGACCGTGGAGTGTCCCCGTCCGTGTATTAGAAACGGGGAACCATTAGAAAGAGTACTGAATGTCACGTTAGTGAATGGACAAGGTATCCTTGCAGTGCTCTTTTCGATGGTGAGCCATCAAGTCCAGACGATATCTGAGTGACTTTAAAAACAGATGGAGCCAGGTGGAATCCCTGGCAACGAATTTAAAGGCAAGCTTGGTTGTGTAGATGTGGTTCGACTCCACCCGGTGAGGTACATTTCCCTCACTAGCGTGATTGGTTCACGAGAGCCTTAGTGCTGTAGGTTCGATTCCTACCCTTGCCGCCCTATACTGGGGGTAAACGAGTGGTATTAAATTACCATATCGAGCGTAAGTATCCAGGGAAGCTCTGGGACGCCCCCACCTTATTTGAGATGTAACAGTTAACTCCAGTTACCGGAAGTGCAATTCTAGATACGCTGCCAATGTGTAAACGGTAAGGCTGTACAGGACTCGGACTCCCATCTCAAACCAAATAATAGGACATGGTAACCCGCAACTCTGAAAAGTAATGCATGACTTCAAGAGCCGGAGCAGGGAGGTTACATTAAAAGTACGGTGTACTGTGAAGGAGATGCATCAATCTCACAGGTAACGTATTCCGGTTCGAACCCGGCGTGTCTTGCCATATTATGAACCAGTAAAGAAACAAGTCTTTTATTTCCAATTAACTTATTAATAGTTGAGAGAGAAATCGCCCTGGGGAGGGTTGTCGATAACGCTATATCGTAAGACTGGCTGGTAAGAATCCAGCATGGTTCACCTATTTAATGCGTCGTTAGTTCTAACAATGAGAGAACACAAGTCCGGTAGCTCCGGGTAAAGCTTGAGGTTAGGTGTGCAACCCACCTACGGCGTACCAAATCAATGCAGCAACATAGCCCTGATTGCAATGCACTCTAAAGACAATACTGGTGAGGCAGTCCAGTAGCTGCTATCTTATTACCATACCCCGACAAGGTGTATGTATGGAGACGGGAACTCCTTAAATCCCAGCCCTGATAACTTACTCGGAGCTATCAACTCCAGCTGTAGCAGCAGCCATAACTTGTGAGTAAGGAATCTGCAAGCCTCCCAGTTATGGGTAAATAGCACTAAGCCCCCTTTAGGAACGGATGGAGCCAATACCATCTCAAGCCGACAAGGGGGCTTTTTTATTTGAAGATAACAACCCACTGAGGAATATCATGGACTTAGAACAAGAGATTCAAAACAAGGGTGCTAATGTAGCTCCCCGTATTACTCCGTCTCACATTGAAGACTGCATTGCCAGTGTTCATTTCTTCACAGCAGCGGACGGTGCAGTAGCATCATTAGGGCACGACGCCGCAATTAGCAATGACAGCATGCAAGCACTGAGGCTACTAACCATTTGTGTACTGGTTCTGAAGAATGGATTTACTGTCGTTGGTAAGTCTGCCTGTGCATCCCCAGAGAACTTCAATGCTGACATCGGTAAAGATGTGGCGTGGCGTGATGCCAAAGAACAGATTTGGCCTCTTGAGGGTTACCTGCTGAAGCAGAACTTGTACGAGCAAAAGCAGAGCCAGGATATGCTGAAAGGCTTCCTGGAAGATGACAACTGCGACAGTGGGGGTTGTAAGATATGATGAAAACCACCTATTCCAGCAAGGATGGGTGGGAGTCTTTCATATCCTACAGAAATGTTGCTTGTTATAGGATGTGGGGGCATGTTAAACCCACTAAAAAACAAATACGCAAATTCATGAAAAGATTGCGTGTAAAGATTCAAAGGAACTAATAATGGAAACTAAGATTAATTTCCGTAAATACATTGGTACCAAAAGCTTACTTGCTTTTCCAATGAATAAGGGCGATTACTGCAAGCTGCGTAACTGGAACCTGCCAGATAATGAGGAACCAGAAGAGGAAGGGTATTTGGTAGAGTATCCCGACTCCTTGTCTAATCACCCAGACTTCCGTGGCTACATCTCTTGGTCACCGAAAAACGTCTTCGAGGAAGCATATAATAGCTATACGGAAGGTTGTACTTTTGGTCAAGCTATTGAGTTGCTTAAATCGGGGCATCGAATGGCACGTAAAGGTTGGAATGGTATTGGTATGTACATTACGTACGTACCAGCTGAAGAATGGGCAAGTAGTGCATTAGAACGCCCTTGGTCACATGACCTTAAACCCATTCCATGGATTGGTCTTAAGACTACAGCTGATAACTTTGTACCTTGGATGGCCTCTCAGTCTGACATTTTGGCGGAAGATTGGGTATTAGCTGAATAGGAGCCAGTAATGGAAATAAATCCGGTTATTGGTTTTGCTAGTGTGAAGGTAGTGACCAAAGGGGGTAAGTTTATTAGTAAACCTACCTATCTGCATCGCTTACCAGTAGGGGAAAGTGAAGACTCAATTGATATCGATAAGATTGAAAATGAGTTGCTGACTGGGCTGCGTAAAGTAGTAGACCAGCATCCACCTACAGAGTACGAAAGTAACTTTGGCTTTTACCTGGAATACACTAAAGCGAGTTACCCCAAGTGAGGTACATATGGAAGAATTCTTTAAGAAAGGTTCCATTGTACCGAAGAGGCTAGGCTTAGTAGATATACCGAGAAAATCCAGACATCAGATAGTGTTTAACTGCGACTGTGTAGTAATAGGTAAGACAATAATGCCATTAAAACAGTATGAATCTGTCTTCTTGCTTAAAGTAGGAAAAGTTAAAACTATTAAGTACATTAAATTTCTCGATATTAATATCTCCTCATTAATGTCTGGATAAGAAAAGCCCCTCAATAGAGGGGCTTATTTTTTACAGAAGAGAACCAAGCAAAGCCAGCTCTCGTTCAATATCAGACAAGTAACTGATAGTTTGATTATGGCTTCGTTCCATATTAGGGATAATACCAACTAACTCCTCCAGTTTAGCCTCTGGTTCTGCTGCTGGAGGAGTACCATCTATAGTTCTACGTAAATTACGCAAAGTGGTCAGCAGATTGTAAGCATGGTCTGCAATATCGGATGCTTCACGATTAAGGCAGCTAATGCTGGGTGCATTCACAGGTTCTACGTTGTTCATGTCAGTAATCTCATTCAGTTTGTGTACGCACATTACAACAGAGTAGCCTCATAGGGACAAATCCATCTGTTTATCGTAACGATAAAAGAAATCCCCCATGAGAGGGGGATTATTGTTAATTAACCAGGTTATGCCATGGGTTAAGGCTAGGTGCTCGTAAGCCCTGACCAAACCCGAAGGAGTAATCCAGTCTACCATCAGCCATCAGGCTAAACATGTTGTCCTGAATAGGCAGGCCCACATTACCAAACATGGTAGGAGCAGGAACCACGGTAGCAATTAGTGAGTGCACTGGGTTGTTACGAATCATGGATACTGCAACCTTAGCCGAACGAATCTTAAAGTTGTAGAACCACATCAGACCCATACTCTCCATATAACCACGGAAACGACCAGGAAGACGGTCATAGTTAACAAACTCTTCAGTAACACGACCGAGTGCTTCTGCTTTGCCCATCTTCTTACGCTTAGTCAGGTCATCGTAGATGATTGCTTTAGCGATGAAGTCAGAGTATTCAACGGTTTTCTGAATACCCTGGAACAGTGCAGTATCCTTGGTGATAAGTGCATAACGCCCAGCAGTACGTAAACCTTTAGGCAGTTTGTTAGCCAGTTGGTCAATGTACTGGTGCAGTTTACCTTCAGTAATGAGAATCTCATCACGACCGATACCAGAATCAGCAATAGAAGAGAACTCACCACGCTCAATCAGAGGCCAGATGGACATACGCTTATGACTGTCAGTAATAGACTGAATCTCAGCTTCAAGCTTACGTGACTGGTTCTGATTGGTAGAGGCACGTAACTCTGCTTCTGCTTCAATCTGACGGATACGGCTCTTAAGGTACTGGTTAATCTCACTGGTTTTACGAGGGAGGTTAACAGCAATATCCTTAACAGGTACACCACGACCAATCATCTGGTAGACGTTAGCCAGGAAGTTAACAGCCGGAACCACCATAGACTTAACAACAATCAGGGTCTTGGCATCTTTAACAGCACTCTGAATGGTGTTTTCAGCATTCATCATGTAACGGTAAGCTTTGTTACCGAATGCACCAATGAACATCTTCTTAACGGTATCCAGAGTCTCATCATTCCAACGACTATTACCAGTCCATGCATCACCTACAGAGGCAGAGCGATAACCGAATGCATCATTCAGCATGTCACGACGTACCCACAACTGATTCTCACCGAAAAGGCTTTCAGCTTTTTTACGAGTCTCAAGATTCATCAGCTTAACAGCATCAGACAAGACAGCGTCATTAGTCTGACCAAACACGTTGACGTACTGAGACTGATTAGAAGAAGACTCCTTCAGGTCAGCTTCATACATGTCATGCAGACGTTCAATAAGTGCATCATTGTAAGCCTGTGCTTTAGCCTCTTCTACCTGACGACCACGCCATACGCCAATCATCTTAGCAAAGTGGTTATCTTGGTTCAGATGCTTAAGCATTTCAGGGTTAACAGAACGCTCATACGCTACCACCATGCCCTTGTCATCATAGATAGGTAACAATGGCTCACCACCACGTTCACCACGTGCCATAGCCTTCTGGATGCGTTTTACAGTGTGCATATCTGTGATACGACCAGCTACCATAGTGTTCATAGTGAAGCCAGTTCCTACGTCTACACCATTAGCAGTGTCACGAACGTTTTGCAGTATACCCTGACTAAACGGTGCACGTGCAGCTACAGGACTGAAGTAGTAGCCACGACTGGCTTTATTAGTGTCAGCAGAGGAACCAGAGTAAGTACCTACCCGGACGTAAGAACGCTCGTTAAGTAACCCAAAGTCACCATCTTCAGCTACGATGAGGTTAACGCCCTGTTGCTGCATAGTAGGGATATAACCTTTGTAGTTGTTCAGTTTGGTACGTGGGTCACTGTTGGACTTACGTACTTCTTCCACACGCTGACCTACCATGTAGGACAGAGAGAAATCCATACCTTCAACTTCGTTTTGAGCCAGTGAAGAAAGGATATCCCGGTCAGCTTTGTTCATAGTTTCCAGTGCGTAAAGGGTAATCAGCTTATCCAGTGCAGCTACGTCTACAGTCGATTTAGCAGCAGTACGTTCACCAAGCAAACGACTAATAGCGTATGCGTTACGGAGTAAGTTATTACCTACCACACCGGTAATCATATACTTAGCCAGTTGTTTAGACTTACGCTCGATAAGTCCCCAGTTACGACCAGCTTGGGTAGACAGACTTGCTTCCAGCTTATTAATTTCAGCATCAACAAGCTTGCTGTCAGTCAGCAGGTCACGGATATCACCCATGCTCATGGTTTCGCGTAGGACAGCAAGGTCAGTCTTACCCAAACCAGTATGCATTGCTCCCCACTCTTCTTTGCTGAGTTCACGGGTAAACTTCTCAGCAATAATAGTTGGGAGGTTTTCACGGAACTGCTGACGGTCTTGCTGAATCTGGGAACGAACAGCTTTAATCATGTCGTAAACGTTAGCATTAGTCTTAGTACGACCGACAATGTCGTTAACCAAGTCATGGAAAGGTTTCCATACTTTACCCTGGTTCATAGCAGCCATTACACCCTGTGCAACCTTCTCCCCGTTCTTCTCTGTAGCAACAGCAGCAACAAGCTGTGCAGCATGTGCAGTAGCTTTGACCAGTGGGTTATTGGTATTAGCTGCAACATCACGAGCACGGTCCAGAGTAGCATCAGCCAGACGCTCTACACCATCAATCACATACTGGTTAGCACGGTCAATCATGCTGCCAGTAGGATTGGCTACTGAGTCATAGAACGATTCTCGGTTAAGAGAAGCTTCCGTGATTCGGTTAGTCAGTGCATCAATGCTTTCCTGAACGTTCTGAGACTTATTGTCACCAGCCAGACGAGTATTCAGGGACTCCATTGCCTGAGTACCAGCATTGGTAAGGATATTGTCCAGAGTGTTATTCAGTTTACGGTCAGCTTTGGGTACAGGCATTTTTTCCAGTACAGCACGGAACTCATCGTTAACCATAGCCAGACCCATGAACACAGGCAGCAGAGTAGAACGACCTTGTTTATCAGTACCAGCAATGTTAGTACCCAGTACAGTGTTGAACTTCTCTTGTGCATAGTAACGGTCAGCCGGGTCAGTGCTATCCGGATTACTCATAAAGTCCTCAACCTTCAGGTTTTTAGACACATGAGCAAACAGTTCCTGAGCACGTGACATAGCTAACGAGTCAATCTGTGCTTCAGTAGCCATAGCAGCTACAACCATCTGGAACACTGACTGTTCTTGCATGGTCATAGGGAAACCATGAGCCTGCACAGAACGAGTCATACTGGTAGCCAGCATCAGTGCATCTTGCACCTTACCTTTACGCTCAATCTGGTCAACCGGGCTAACACGCAAGTAATTAGTAACCAGATTATCAAACGTTTTGTTCAGTTCAGTAAGACGGTCATTGTTACCATAAGTGGTGTTATGGAACAGAGTACCATCAGTAGCAGTGGCCTGAGTTGTAGGCTGACTACGCATAAGTACAGCACTGTTAAACAGCAGATTACTAAACATGTCATCTGCTACTTTAGGTGCAACCTTACGGCCCCAAATCAGTTTCTTAATTGCTGCATAAACATCTTTAGCAATTCGAATCACGGAAGGGGTTGTCTTCTGTTTCGTAGCCAGAGCACGGTTAGTCAGACCCCATGCCATGAACTCATTAACAGCAGCAGCCTTAGCTAAACCCGGTTCTACAAAACCGTTATTAAGATGTCCGTCAATGGTATACAAGGCATCTTCATAGGCATCACGCATTGCTGGATTTTCCCGTGACATATCCAGATTACGGAATTGCTCCATAAGTTGCTCAATGTTTTCCACAGCATCTTTAACAGTTGGGTCAGTGTTCTCATTGTTGTAATGGGCAAGTACCTTTTCAAAGGTAGCAGCATGAACCAGTTCATGGACAAGGGTTTCCATTGAAGGGCTAACCAGATAAATAGTCTGGTCATCGAAGTTAGTCCAACCATGGATATCACCTTCTTGTGCAGCTTCCATTTCCTGGGAAGACAGTTCAGTCAGGTTCTTCTCTTTGGCGTATGCAGATAACTGAGCAGGTGTACCGTAGATAACCTTATAGTCTTTAGCAGACAGAGACTTTTGAATCTCGTTAAGAACAGCAGACTGTTCAGCAGTCATCTTCATAGCTTTAGCAAGATTGCTAATAGCAGTGTTAGACAGAATACGTACACCAGTCTTATGAGCACGGCCTACTGTATCAAAGCCCACTTCTGGTTTGGCTTTAACAGATTTGGTAGCAGCTTTACGTGACTGAAGTTCTTCGTCAAACAGACGGTTAAGTTCAGCTACTTGCTCATCAACAGTCATGTTGCTCAGGTCAATCTTCCCTTGGTTCACATAAGGAGCACCAACAGCAGCCATCTGGTCAACAGTGGTCTGTACCTTGTCCATTACCTTATGGCGAATGTCCACGCCCAACGCAATGTTACGAAGATTACGCTCAATTTGTGCACTAGCAGCCTGAATATCATCAATGGTTGCTTTCTCACGTTCTGTATATTCCAGAGCAGACGCTTTAATTGCATCAATGGCTTCCGGAGACAACTCGTTAAAGTCGACATTCTTCATGAACTTAGAGAACGAATCATAAACGTTTTTAATTGGGTTGCCTTGCCAAGAGGTATATACAGCCTCGTTAGCTTTACGGGAAGCATCCTCAATATCATTCAGACCGATGTTCATACCGTCAAAGATTTTCAGTGTGTTCTTCGGAGCACCCTTCATGGTAGACAGGGTCTGCATCATCATCCCATCACCAGTACCAATGGTCATGAACGGGATACCAGCAACACCAGCCTGAGAAGGTGCGTAGATGCTCATAGGAACACGCATACGGTCATCCAGGTTAGTAGCCAATACTTGGTTAGCCACTTCACTATTTTCTGAGCCAGCAATGTAGAAAGTCTGTGAACCAGTCTCAATCATTGGGGCCAGGTTATTCAGCGATGCCTGAATATCGTTAAGCTCCTTCTGAGTAAGGAAATCGCCCTTCTTCCATGTTGGGTCTTTTTCTTTTTCCAGCAGCTTTGCTTGTACACGTTGTTTGAACAGGTCTTCCAGTACTACAGACTGAATCTGAGTAGCTTTCTGGAGTTGCTCAGTAGAGAACATCAGACCTTGCCCCACAGTCTGGCTAATACCCTCTCTCATTGGTTCAACGAAGAAGTGCAGCATGTTTTCCTGCAAGGCTTTAAGTTGCTCACCTTGTACAGTGAATTTTTGTGGGTTCAGCTTACCCTTCATGCCTGGGCCTGATTCTTCAATCTGAAGAACGTTCTTACGCTTAACAGGGATAGCAGAAGTAAGTGCATCCATATCAGCAAGGAAACGCTTGAGCATTTGCTCTGCGTGCTCCTCAGAAGCAGCCTGCTTGCCAAACATAGCCATAGCAGCTGATACGTCAGGGTTACTGGCACGTGCCTGGAGAACGTCAGACATACGCTCGTAGATGGCATCAGTAATTGCACTAACCATCTTCCCTGCAATACCACGAGCACCAGAACCATAGATGGTAATGGTCAAGGGGTTCTTAGCGATACCACGTTTAAGCTCAAGGGTACCATCCTCACGCAGAGTAAGGTCAGGCAGGAACAAGTCCATCAGAGAAGTCAGATGGCTCATCTGAGTACTGATAGATGGATTACTGGCATAGCTATTACGCAGAGCAGTAAGAGATGCTTTCAGTGCATTAGTAGAGGCTTCATAAAGGTCTACGCTGTCATCAATAGAACGATGTTCGTTCATTGTCTTACCGGCTTTACCGAAGAATAAGCCACCCTTAGCAACGTTAGTCAGCCACTCTTTAGAGAACTTACCACCAGTCATCAATACCATTGCATTGATTGGGCCGTTAGTAACACCATCAGCTTCTACATACAGTGGAGTATTGAATGCTGATTTGTCTTCTGCATTCAGATAACGGGCATATTCCATTAGAGCCATAAGAGCTACGAAAGACTTATCACCACCCAGTGCAGTATTCAGGATTTCAACGGAGTTATCTGGTAAGGAACCAGTCTTGTTGAAATCAACCATCATATCTACAGCAGGTTTCAGTTTACCTTCTAGAGCAGCAGTAAGTTTCTGTGCCATAGCATCACGGGACATGTTATGTACCTTGATACCAAGAGCCTGAGCCAGACCTAACTGGAATGCTGAAAAGTCAGCAGAGTTCTGGGAAGACAAGTCCAGTGTAGCTTTAGTAGGTAGAATAGCCTCACGAACCAGTTTAGCTGATTGTGGGTTGTACTTACCTAACATCTGCATACGACCAACACGGGTCATGTTGTAACCGTAGTGGATTGGGACTTCTGAGATATTCTCAGACTGAGCACGTACCTGATTAATAACGTTAAACAGGTGGTCGTAGGAAGCAGCTACGGAAAGATTTTTACCTTCCATAGAGCGAGCAGTGTTTACGTTAAGCAGCTCAGGGTTAACAGTACCAGCACCCAACAGAGCAAGGATATTGTCACGGCCCATGGCCTCATAGAAGTTAACCATCGGCTCATGTACAAAGAACTCAGTCTCTTGTTCTGCTTTAAGAGCTTTACGCTGTTCTGGTGTATTCTGTACAGCTGGGTTACGTAACTGATTACGAGGCACAGCAGGTACGTCATCGCCAAAGTAAATCTTCTCTTCTGGCTCAACCAGTACAGCTTCCTCAATAGCAGTAGGGAACTTATTGATTGGGTCGGCTTCATCCAGCTTAGAGATAGAGTACAGACCAACAGTTTTATTATTGTCTGGGTCAAACTCATTCATGTTGATGATGGTTTCTGTAACGTCACCTGACTCAACAAAAGCAGCCAACATTTCAGCAGCCATGGCAGCAGGAATACCCTTGGTGTAACCCAGTGGTGCATTGGGGTTACGTTCTAATCCCCAGTAAGACTCAATCTTTTGAGCCAGGGAGTTAGTAACTTCAACCAGAGTCATACCATTTTCAAAGGTTTCAACGAGGCCATCCGGTAACAGGGATTGGTCCATACCGGTAATAGCAGCTACGTCTTTAGCATCTTTGATAGCAGAGTTCTGTACAGCAGTGAGCCGCCATTGCAGACCAGCAAGTACAGCAGTCTGTAACAACTCTTCGTTGTATTTGAAAGTATCGCCATCCTGCTCAACGATGTTAAGCAGCTTACCACCTACCCAACGGTTAGCCTCTGTACCTTCGGCGAAACGTTTACCAACACTCTTGTTAGAGAGGAATTTCTCCATACGATTACGAAGTACGTCAGCAATACCTTCACCATGCTTCATCAAGTCACTATAGCGTTTAGCCACATCACTGGTGAATGCCGGGTTAGCTTCGTCCTGATTTACGTATACTTCGTAACGAGCACGTGAAGACAGTGCTTTAGTCAAGTCACTCAGTGGAGACTCAGAGCCTACAGTACGGGACTTAGGTTCTGCTGGTACATTGAAAGACTTAACAAAGTAGTTGGTAACCTTCTCTGAAGAATACAGATTAGGGTACACAGCAGCAGTACCTTCTTTATTTTCAGCAGGTTGAGTAGTGGTATCCTCATTAGTGAGGGTAGCATCTGCTTTAGTTTCAGTTGCAGCAGGTTCCACCTTTTCAGGTGTAGTCTTAGTTACTTTCTCTTCTGCTACGCTAACCTCTTTAACAGGAGTAGTATTTTCTACCACTGGTTCTGTTACAGTAGGTTTGGCCTCCTGAGTTTTTACAGGGGATTCTTTAACCTGATTCACTGGTTGGGCAGTCTGTTGAGATGAGGCAGCGTCACGATTGCTTTGACGGAAAGCCTTAACCACCTGAGCAGCTGTATCGTTCAGACGTGAATCCAAAGAGGTAACTTCGATATGAGGAACTTTCAGCTCCGGGTAAGCCGAGGCGAGAGCATTGGCAATATCGCCTACGGTTTTAGCTTCAAGCCCTACCTGTTGGGCAAACTTAACAGACTTGGTATCGTAGGGATTGACACCAAGACCGGTACGACTACGAACCCATTCACGGGAAGGCGTGAGAGCCTGGTAATGGACAGACTTATTCTTATCCGCATTCCCAGAAACAAGATGCTCGTTCAACGCTCCAACCTTATTGCTCATGTGCTGGGCGAACTGCATAAAGTCGTTGAGATAAGCGGCGGCCAGGTCGAGGTTACCAGAGTTATACGCAGACCTAATACGCTGGGCATGTTGCAACGCAGAGTACTGTCCTTCCTCCGTTCTACTCTCATCGGTTTTAATCTGCTTACCTACAATGTCTTGAGGACGAAGACCTAAGCGTTCAGCTTCGGTATCGAATTCACGAGCACCTTTCAAGAGGGCAGCAGCAGTAGTTAACGCAGCCCTCTGTCGATTATTCAGCTGAATACGCCCTTCGCTTGCATGCTTAAGAACCATGTCCACTGACTCAGGGGAGAGCTTCTCAGGAGCAACCTGTGCAGCCATTGCTACGTTATTAACTTCCTGTTGAGTAGGGTTCTCACTAACTTCCAGTTTGCCTTGCTCTGCTGCCTCAGTAACCATACGGTTAATAGCACGGAAAGCACGAGCAACCTTTGGAGTGTTCTGAATGTTAGCGATGAGACCAGAGTACTGGTCAAGTACAGCATTAGCCGGAGAATCACTAGGCAGGTTGTTAAGAGCAGCCGGGTCACGGTTCACGAATTCTTCAAAGCCCATCACGCCATCATACAGGTAAGATGCAGCAGTCATCAGTGCTTCCGGGTCAGTCTCTTCAGTAGAGTTAACCAGGTCAGCCAGTTTCTGAATTGCTTCTACACGGTTAGTGGAACCAGTGACAGCAGCTTTAACTGCATCCGGTGCATCAGCATATTCAGCTTCATCAAAGCGAGTAGCATTGACTAAGTCAGATGCGTAACGGTAAGCAGCTTCTTTCTGTTCTGGGGTAGCATCGGTTTCATTAACGGCAGTGTAGAGAGTCTCTTCTGCATTAGCAGCCTGTGCTGTGGCTTCCTGTGCAGCAGCCTGAACGGTTTCATCTGCTACAGGGGATGCTTGTTCGTTCTGTTGCATAACTCGCTCACCACGAGCTACCAGAGCGTCACGCAGGGGCTTAGTAGCAGCAGACCCAACATTGCCTACAGCACGCAGACCAGCCATAGTAGTACGAATGGCAGGAGACAGAGCAGCACCCACAGCCTTACCAGCAGCACCAGGAGCTTGAACAACTCCAGCAGCACCAAAGCCATAGAGAGCACCCAAGCCAAGCTGTTCACCAACACCTTTAGCCAGGTCTTGGTTTTCGTCGATGTTACGCTTCTGTGCAATGTTCTGAGACAGTTGACCAGTGGCACCTTGGATACCCTCTTCAATAGTCTCACGACCAATGTTACTAACTGCTGAACCAAGGGAACCTACACGTAATGGGGACGCCTCAAAGCGTGATACCAATGGGCCAGTTGCAGCAGCAATAGGGAATTGCATAGCAGCAGCATCAATACCAGTTTCAGATGCAGTCTGACGACGTGCTTCATCAGGAGACATACCATCAGCAATATGCTGTTGATATACAGGAGATTTAGCCAGTAGTTCCTGGTGTGGCATCTTAAGGATGTCATTGACAGTCTGCTGGTAAACTCCACCAGCTTCCATTGCACCAATACCCAGCATACCGGGAGCAACACGGCCTGCTTTATCAAGAGCAGCCACACCAATACGAGCCAGTGAGTTAGTATCACTAGCAGCATCAATTGCAGCAGCTACACGAGCACCCTGTACAGCACGGGTACCAGTAACTACTTTACCCAGTGCATTGATACCTTTAATGATTGGACCAGCAGCGAACAGGGAACCTACGCCTTCAGCCAGACCATCAGTTAAGGCAGTACCGTCTTGCATGACGTTACCAACAGAATCCAGTGCATCACGACCAACACGAGACAGTGCAGCAATGGTAGGGTTAGTACCATCTTTAATGTCTTGCTTGTACTGGTTCTCATTTTCCAGTGCAGTAATTTGACCCTGGGAAGCAACAACCTTACGGCGAGTATTCAAAGCATCACTCTGCGTAGAATGTGCCCAGTCACCAAGATTACCTAACTGTTCTGATACCCAAGCACCAGCATTATCGTTGACCATGCCTGTTCCAAGAGCAGCAATGCCCCCAAGGGAATTAGCAAGACCAAGAGCAACACCAGTAGCAGTGTCAATGGCTCCACGCCCCGGAGTACGTTCAATAGTCTTATCACGGTATACCTGGTCAGCAGCATTAGCTCTCTGATTAATAAGTTGAGTACCTTGTTCAATACCATACTTATTAATGAGTTCTAACGGGGAAAGGTTAGTAAAGTCGGATGCAATAGAACCTTGCTCAAAGGCACCAGTTCCTAGATTTCCAACACGTCCAGCCTGAAGCTGGTAGGCGTTATCTTGAGAGATAGGAGTAGGGATAATACCTTGCTCTGCCTTCTTCTGGTCGGTTGCAGTAGAGACGCTAACTTGCTTGGCATTGGTTACGCTGTCTGCAAACCCAGCCAGTCTGTCAAATGTTGACATGGTAGGTTTCCTATTCAAACTTATATCTATTAGAGAACACACTATATACAAAGTGTGGATGGGAAAAAAGCCCCGAAGGGCTTTAAGTAGTATGAGGGAATTTAGCGAGTTTGCATATAGCCAGGAATCTGGTTGGCCTGTCTCAAGTAACGTTCTGCCCTTGCATCATTCTCCCGTTTAACTGCCCGGTCAGTTGTAGCCTGTGACTGGAAAGTACGTGGAGCCAGGTTCTGTGGGTCAGCAGTTACTTGCTGCTGTGCTGCCTGAAGCATCATCTGTGCACGTTCCACAGCAGCTTGACGAGAAGGTAACAGGGCAGTCAGTGCAGTTTGACCAGTACTGATTTTGTTCTGTGTGTTCTGCAATTGAGCCAGTGCAGTGTCATATGCTTGCTGTGCAAGTTGTACGTTCTGAGCAGCCTGAGCTGTAGACAGGTTACGTACGGATTGCTCCAGTGGTTCCCCCCGTTGTAAAGCACCAACCATCTGGTCTACAGCGTCATCATTAAGACGGGTACCATTGCCTGCCTCATTAGAGATGAATGGGTTTAGTCCCTGCAAACCACGCCAAATCATGTTCTCAGGTACGTTAGTCTGGGCACGCTGCATAACGGTAGCAGCCATAGCTGGAGATACACCAGCACGTTGTGCAATCTCATTAACGCGAGCAAGAACCCAGTTACGGTCAGCACCCTTGAAGTCATTCTCAAGCAGACGGTTAACAACTTCACCTGGAGTAGACGTGTCACTCAGTGTACGTAGGTAATCAGGTACGTTTCCTACTGCATTGTTCTCCATCAAACGGGTACCAATCATACCAGTAGCCAGATTACTTACTGCCTGATTGCCCTGTACAGCTTTCTGTACTGCAAGAGGGTTTGCGCCTACTTCAGCTTGTGCAATAAGCCCCTTCATCTCATTCCAGGTCCTATTCTTATAAGCACCTACGGTAGAGTCTGGTAAAGCAGCCCAAGTATCTTTAAGGTTGCCATTCTTACGGGCATTAAAGATAGCCTCACCAATCTTGTCCTGGTTCTCTGGAGAAAGCGGCATATTACGCCAGTTTTCACCCAATACTTTAGGAGCAAAATCTTCGAGGGTAGCCTTGTTAATCTGGTAAGCACCAACAGGGGAAGCTCCCTGAGAGCTAATCATATTAGCCTGGTGATTGGTAACCTCACCAATAGTCATTTGGGTAATAGGTTTACTGGTTCCCTGGAACTGGTAAGTCACATCAAACGGGCTACCACTACGAGTGCCAGCAGTGCCTGGAGCAGAAGTAACGTTGTTACCATAAGTACCTGGGTATTGCTGGGCCAGTAACCCCTGGAGTCTTGCTTGAGCAGCGGGTGACAACTGTTTGCTATACGCTTCTGCAAGGATACGAGCATCGTTAGGGTTCTCCGCACCACGTACAATCTGAGACAGGACACCAATAGCAGCTTGGCTATCTGCATCATCACGCATGTTGGTACCCAGATTAAACAGGTCACGACGTTGACCAATTGCATTACCACTTTGGTTCTGAAGTCGACCCATAATCTCTTGAACCTGGTCAGCAGGCAGAGAGTCCAATGCACCTCCATAATGCTGTTGAGCCTGTGCAATAGCAGTGGGGTCACCGGTCTGGTAAGCCAGAGCCAGTTGACGAAGAGCAGGGGAGGCTGCATCTCCTCGTGCATCCAGGTCTTGCATACGACTAGTGCGGTAAGTGTTGTAGTCCAGAGCTTGTTGCTGAGTAGCCTGGTTCAACAGATTACCTGCACGATTATCCAGATTCTCAAGAGTACGGTTAGAGATAAGGGATGGGTCTACCCCCTGAAACAGAGCACCACTTGCCAGAGCATTACGGTACTCAGTCGGGTCTTGGTATTGCAGAGCATTCTGCATCACTTGATTGCCTACTTCCTGTCTTGCAGCATTCTGGAAATTACCCAGTGCATCACCTAAGCCGGAAGCAGCATTACCAAGCAGACCACTAAATGTACGAATGCTGTCACCTACCCCAGAAAAGTTAGGTGCATCAACATTACGCCAAGTAATCTGTGCCATGTTTACCTCTTAGCGAGAGAGCTTGTTACGTTCAATATAAGCGTCTGCTGAGGCAGAATCACGGTTCTCTGCTACAGCACGGCTACGAGCACGGTCTTCTAACGCCGTGTTATAGGACTTAATCTGGTTATTCAGATTGGTGTTCGTAATGTCTTTGGTGAAGTTAAATTGGTCTTTGGCTAGTCGGTTAGACTGAAATGCACCATAGAGATTACCCAATGAACCAAGGGCACCCAGCCCCAATTGGAAGGTTGGGATATTCATGCCTAGCTGGCTGGACAGTCCAGTAAGTGGAGTGCTATTAGAGCCTCCAAGGGAACCAGCCAAAGACGTATCAGGTTGGTAGGCCATAGCAGGGGTATTAAAACCCAGGTTGCTATTGCCATTGTTAGCCCACTGGAAGGCACCAACTGAAGGTTGAGTATTGCCAGTTAAGAAGCTTAAATCCATCAGGACTTACCTCACGTTAAATCAATATTAGTGGTTATATCAGCAAAGTTTGTAATCATGTCCATAGACATACTTGCGATATCTGAACCAGTCATGAGAGTACGGTTGGTGAAGCAATCAAGTGACTCAATCCCAATAAAGGAGAGCGGGTCGATTATGCCTGAACCGTCAGTACCAAACATTTCCTGGTACTTACTCTGAATAGCTTTAGAGTCAGTATTGTACTGCTGTAACACTTCCTCTGTCTTACGAATAGTATCAGCAGTACTTGCATTAATATACTGACTAATGCCATTGCCTACCGAGGAGGTGAGCATAGTTAAGTTTTGAGCATTAGCCATGTTAGCAATCATGGTGGACATAGAGGTACCCGTAGAAAGTGCAGTACCCACGTTCATTGCTACAAAAGAAGCAATAGCAGTAACGATAAGGCCAAGTTTATCACCAAACAGTGCAGTAGAAACTTTGCCAATAATGGACATAACAATCATAGCAGCTACTGCATTAGCGATGGCCCCTACGATAATGGCAGCAATACCAGCAAAACCTAATGCAGCACCAACTGAACCATATGCACCGAGAATACCTGCACCGGCTGCTGCACCAGTACCCATAGAGACAACTGAGATAACAATGGCTACAACAATAACAGCTATCTTAAATGCCCCTGTTTGATACCACTTCTGCTTAACCTTCTTATAACTATTGAGAACTAAGTAGGTACAAGCAGTAGACAGCTGAGTACTACGAACCAGTGACATTGAACGATAGATGTTAGTATGCAGTGGGATAAGGAATCCTGATTCCTCTGCATCGTCCAAGGCTTCCTTAGCAGTAGAGTCAACACTCTTATCCTTGTAGACCATGTTACGGTGACGAAGTCCGTACACGGTTAATTTTTTATACGTACCATTGCCAGTTTGCCAGAGCATCTCAAATGCAGGCATGGTCTTGGAACTGATATATTCAACAAGGTCACCCTGGGTATTAGTACGATATGACTTACGGGTTAGAGTAATAGTATCACCCATCTGGGTTTTGAGTTCACCCTTCTTAGCACCTTCCCACGCAGTACCTGTATGACTAGTTTCAAATATGTAGTTCCACTCTACAGTCATATCAAACTTGTAACCCTTAGTGCTGCGTACTCTGTATTCTCTTTTTGGGATAACAGGATACTCAGGTGGGTTCGGTGGAGTACTAACAATTACAGCACCACTAGTGTTATCTGCCCACCACTGGGAATACTCCTCTGCATCCATATTAGCCAACTCATATGCCTGTATGATTGACTCCATAGTTGGATAGTTTGGGTCAGCTGGGAAAGCTTCAGCAGCCATCTCAAAGAAACGGAATATGTACTCTTTAGCTGTATCCTCTGGGGTATTGAGTGCACAACCAAAAGCACCATAGATGTACTGAATATCATCAATATCATCATTGTCCTTAAGCGTATCCAGTACTTTATTCAGCTTACCCCCAGTAGACTTACGTAAAGCAGTCTTACAAAGAGGATACATTTCCTCATCCTGGTCTATCCAGGTCTTATCTGACCTCATTGGAATGAAAGGATAAAACCTACTGTCATCAGAGTAGGTATTAAATAACGAGTCCAGTTCAGCATTACCATCACCCTCTTTGTATATAAAGAGGTGTGGTTCACCAGCGGCATCGGTAATGGTTTTGGTTGATACAGTCTGAGACGTGTACTCAAATTCTATGTACTCGCCAGTAGTAGTCGTAACCCGTGTTTCAATAACACCCCCACCAATGTCAATCTCCTCAGTGACTGTATTAGTACCGGTCTTCTTGGTTCCCAGCTTAGTATGAGTCATAACACGGTTATCTATGATTACCTGAGCAGTAGTAAGAGACAGGTTAAAACCTCTCTTATACACCTTAATGTAATCATTCCAGGTTTCAGTATCTGTATCAGTTGTAGAGGTTTCCTCATCAGGTCTTCCATCAGAAAAACTCGAATGTACTACTACAGTAGTGTTAAGGGTTTCACTTCTTGGGGTAAAGTCCTCAGACACAGTAGACCAGAAGAAAGTAGACGGTAATTCACTTTCATTACTGAAAGTAAGCAAAGGACCAACTATAGGAGGGTCTTCTTTAGGGTCAGAGTAATAGGTGTAGTCTACGTATAGATAACGAGAACCCTGTTCAAAATTGACAGGGGTAAACTGAATAGTAGAACCACCTTCCTGAGATTCCATAGTGATAACACCAGTCTCGTCATCGATATCAATTTCAAACTGTTCATCGATGCGAGTTGGTGCATTTTCATAGATGTACTGGTCACACCATTCCTGGAAGTCACCAAAACCAATGTCAGCACTTTGTACGTAAAGTACCTTACCATCCTTGGTAGGTAAGCTAAGTTTAACAAGTTCTGGGTCAATCTTAGCAAGGGTGTTCAGCGTAGGATTAACCAGTCCAATCTCTTCGTCAAAGTGGTTTTTACTCCAACTAGAAAAAAGACGCATACGAATACCAGGCCCACTAATGTAGCTGTTACCTATAACGTCACTCATAGAAAAGTTACTGGCATTGAGTATTCCACCAATGACAGTAGTCTTCATGTAGTTAGGACGATTGTTGATATCCCCTGCCAGATTATAAACAGAGGATGCTACATAGATTTTAGTCTTTCCGCTGAACAGTCCCATACATTATCCCAGGTTGTTGTTCGATTTCAGAGTCATAAGAATTGGGTTGATTTGGTCATTGGTGAAACCATCCGGTGGAACCAGACCCTCATCAATAGTCTTCTGAGTAATCCATGCATCAGTAAAGAGTTTGGCTGCTTTGACCTCAGAGTCACGCTTATAGCTAGTAATCTGCTGGTCATACAGGTCTTTCTGCTTACCAATGCTACCTTTAATAGGCAGAGCATCAGAACGAGTATCCTGAGTCTGAGCACGCTGTACTTCATACTGCTCTTGCAGTAAACGTTCCTGAGCAGGAAGAATCTTATCCAGATTGAACAGAGCAGCACAGTAATTCTGGCTCTCATTAGAAAGCTTCAGCTTAGTTAAAGCATATTCAGACTTAGTAGTCAGTGCCTGTACCTTAGCAAGTACAAACTGAGCTTTAGCCGTTGCCAAACCAACACGTGCAGTAACTGCCTGAATCTGTGCCAGTGCTGCCTGGAAGTAAGCAGAGTCACGCCCTAACAGGAATTGTACAGCATTACCCATACAGGCTTCTAAGGTAGCAATATAAGCTTTAGTGTACTCACCACCAGTAATTCGGTTCTCTTTGAACTCAGCCTTAAGATGTTTACTGGCTGATTCCATCAGTGCATCGAATACGCCAGAGCCACCCACTTCACGAGTAGTAAGGGATTCGTTGGTGATACGTGGTACTTCTGCAAAGATTGGTGAATCATCACCACCTGGGATATCCCAGTTAGTCATATCAACTTCTGGTAGAGTAAAATCTTCACCAGCAGTGAGTGCTAACAGCAATCGGTTAGCTTCTGTTTCTGCCCCACAAGACATAGTCTTTTCCTCTTGGTTCAAATGAAAACGGCCCACGGTATATTACCAATGGGCCGTGTTAGCATCAGCTTATACTTTAATCGTCGTTTAAGCTACCAGCTGCAAGCTGGGCTTGTCCCAGTTGCTTCAGCTCTTCTGGGGTCAGAGGAGGCAGAATTTCAATTGCGAATTCACGAACCCATTGCTGCTCTACACGTTCTTTGCCATTACGCCCTTTCTTAACGCTAACGTGCAGGAACTTGCGACTCTTCAGGAGTTTATAGAGGCAGTAAGGGATGTGGTAGCCATTGTCAGTTGCTTCACCATATGGAACGAACTTACGAACAGTACCCATATAGTCGTTAGCAACAGTAAGAATTTCACCTGGCAGGTCTTTTTTCTTCGGGTCCAGGTTTTGAATGCGTACACGAATCAGTCGAGTGTTCTCAAGACGGATACGTTGAGCCATGCTCAGTTTGTCTTCTTGTACAGTAGTACTAGCCAGTGGGTTTACTTCAGGTTGCTCTTGTTCAGTGATGCCTTCCTGTGCATCTGCCACCTTTTTACGCAGTGCTTCCAATCCGATGTTATTAGAGAATTTGATACCCATCATGGTTGCACGTTGCTTAAGAATGGTCATCTCATCAACTTGTAACTCATCAACGGAATCGTTGCCCTGAACGTTGTCAGTGGTCGGCTTGTCGTTAATGCTCATGTCATGTTTCCTTTGGTTCAATTAAAGGGGGGAGTTACCTCCCCCATGTCTTATTACAGAGGTGCAACAGTCTTAATCAGAGCCAGACGCTCTGGACGTTTAACCAGAATACCATAGTACCACTTAATGCTGGAGAAGCCAGTTTCACCGTAAGGGTCGTTACGGTCAGCCGTTTCTTTACCAGGCATCTTGGTCATGACGGTGAACTTAACAGACTTACCATCAGTCTGGAAACCGATAGAGGTAAACGAGTCGTCACCAACTACCAGCATCGGGAACACGTCATAGTGCTCAGTACCATTCACAGTAGAGGTACGGTAACCTGGGTTAGCAGAAGTAGCTTCTGCACCAGCACCTGCCCAATGCAGCATCTCAGGAACCTGGATGATACGGAACTTATCGATAGAACCGATTTCACCATTCATCAGGGTACCAGCATCACCGTAGTGCTGAACTTCGATGAAAGCTTTGTTACCAAACAGGTCTTTCATTGCTTTCAGTTCAGGCACCAGTTCAGAACCTACATACATTACACGAGTAGAACCGATGACACGGGTGTCAATCATACGGGAACCAGTGATGATAGTAGTCTGGGTCGGTGTACGGTTATCGGTCAGGATTTGGTCCAGACGCATCAGGTTCTTGTAAGAAACTACAGAAGGAGCTGCACCTTCACCAGTGACTTCATCATCAGAGGTAGCTGCACCTGCATACAGAACAGTACCGGCAGCAGCCAGCAGGTCTTTTTGCAGTACTGCTTCAGTCAGCTGAACAGCACCATTCATCAGTTCACGAGACAGGTGTTCTTTCAGACCGTCATCAGAATCAAAGTCCAGGGATTCCTGAGTGAATTCGTAGAAGAAACCAAACTTGTGGATGGAGCCTTCACGAGACAGACGGGTAAAACCAACACGGTTCACACGACCACCGTTCTCAGTCAGCAGAGGCAGACGAGAAGTAATGGTACCGATGTCTTTGCTGGAACCATACAGATTACCATTCACGATGGTAGCACCGTTGGCGTCGATACCTTGGTCGTTGATGTTCTTGTCATCCAGCAGAGGAACGTATTCGTAGACTTTAATAGTCTTACCATAGTTCTTCGGCATGTTGGTAACGGATGCCAGAGGCATGAAATACTGGTCTTTGCGAGATTGAATAATAGCTTTCTTCAACCAGAAGAAGGTATTCATCTGGTCAGAGTTAGCACCATCAATACTGGACTTCTGACCGTCAATGGGAGCGTTATAGTTAAGCATGTACTTTACCTTTTAAAGTCTACCGGGTACTGGTAGTTTAGCGAAATCTTCGTCACTCATAGCGAGTGGGTTAATAAACTGTTCTACTTTACGTGGTGCAGCTCGACTAGGAGATGCAGCACTTGCTTGCTCTGTGTTAGTAATAACCGGTTTCGGTTGAACTACACGAGTAACTACAGGAGCCTTAGCAGCTGGAGTAGTTACAGTAGGTTCTGCTTTTGGCTGAACCAGGTCAGCAAATCCACCAGCAGCAGCCAGTTGATTACCAACCTGATTATACGCAGCCAGGAAAGGAGTACCAGCTGGAATCTGACCTAACATTTGCAGACGATTCATTTCAGAAACGATACGGTCGTAAATACCATTTTCACGTTGCTGTTGAATTGTATGCAGTAAGCCACGATTCTCAAACAGTGCTTCTTTACTCTGTGCATCCCATGTCTGAGCAATAATACCTAAAGTAGCTTGTCCTTCTGGGGTAGACTTTAAATCGTCCAGTTCGGTTGCAAATGCTGCTTCGGCGTCAGTTACACGGTGATTGCCTGCCTGGTAATTAACTTCCTCTTCCGGGTTAATATCGAGAGGGTCAATACCAGCTTCTTTAATCAACTTCTTAATAGCGTCGGGGTTCTTTTTCTCCAGGTCAATCAGGAAAGAAAGTTTACCCTCATCCATTAATCCGTTGTTTTCCAGCATCAGCATTACCTTACGATAAGGCTGCAATTCCTGCATTTTACGAGTGTAGTTAGCACCCATCTGCATCAGGCTAATGGCCTCCTCCGGAGAACGGGGAGTAATCATTTTACCGTTAGCTTTAAAGGGGGCCATGATTTGCTCGTAGCCTGCTTTATAGTCGAAGTCGGTGGGCAGACCTTCAGACTTGGGAGTTTCCTCCTGCTTGTCTTTACCTTCAACCTGGCCGGGTTGTTTAGTAGAAGAGGCATCTTCAGTAATCGGCTTACCGTTACTATCAACTTCTGTATTGTCAACTTTATCATTAACATTATCAGAATTGGAAGAGTTTGCATCTTCTACTTGTTCAACTTTGGTTTCTTCTTCAGGTTCTACTTGCTGTTGCTGTTCAGCTTGAGTGGCAACTACATCGTCATTATTCTGACTATGAGTATTGTCATCTTCTGGGTTGTTCTGAGTGTCTTCAACAACAGGGGAAGACATATTCAGAATCTCATCATCCGACATTTCGAAAATGTCGGAAGCCTTATTAGTGGCTTCCGTAGTCATAGTATTTCTCCGGGTTATTATTCAGTTTCATCTTCTGGTTGTGCACGAAGTTTTTCAAGTTCTTCGTCTACATCCAGAATAGAACGTTCACTGGTATCTGCCATACGCAGAGTAATATCCAACCAGCGTTTGAGGTGTCCACCTGCTTGAGCCAGTGCTAATGCATCTGCACGCTGTTCTGCTGTAAGCAGTGGGTCGCAAGATTCTTGTACGTAACGTGCAGCAGACTGAATACAGAAGTCTTCCATAATGATTTTACGGAAGAGAGGGTTGCCCATAAGCTTACGTACTTCTTCTGCATAGGCAACAGAGTTTTTCAATTTGGTGCGATGAAGTTCTAGTTCTTCAATAGTGTATTCGGTTGACATGGTCTGCCTCTTATTAAATGTTCATGCCGGGACTAAGAGCTGGGTCTTGTGCCGGGTCAAAGTATTTGGAACCAAGTGAGAGAGCTGGGTCTGCTTGTGCTGCCATCTCTCTATCAGGTATAGATTGAATACCTGAATTATCTCCGTTGGTCAATGCATTATACCCAATTGCAGCAGATATGTTAGGGGAAGCCTCACCTTCTTTTTGCGGTTGGGTAAGTGCCTTAGTAACTTGAAGATTCTGGTTACCCTGTGATTGAGCTTTTTGTTTCTCCATCTCACGGGCATGTTTAGTACCAGTTTCCTGCTCAAGGTAATCCAGGTTAGTAAGGTCTTTCTTAGCAGCCTCTGCTTCGGCCTTAGCTTTGTTGAGTTCAATTTGAGACTTAATCTCTTCATTCTCAAGCTGAGCTTTCTCAACAGCAAGACGCTTAAGTTCTTCTTCCATGGGGTCTGGTTGTGGTTGATAAGTACGTAATTCATGTGCCAAGTCTGGCATACGTTTAAGGTCTGCAATCTTAGCGAGCAAGCGTAACTTAACGTCCATTGGTACAGTGTCACCCAATGTTTGAACCATGAAGCCTAAATCCTGGGACTTCTGGTTATCAATCTCAGCAGTGTTAATATCAACTTCTAAGTCGAAGTTACCTGCTAAGTCTTCACGATTTACTTCAATGAATTCTTCATTGGTTATTCGAACAACTTCTTTCTCTGACAGAAATACAGCATTCATTGCACAAATCTTTGTACCAATTTCAGCCATACCTTTTGCCAGACGGCGAAGAATAGCCATCTCACGTTTGGAAGCAGCATCCAGTACACCACGAATACCAGCAGCAACATCACCGTAAGCTTCACCAGTTACACCACCGGCAAATGCTTTAACACCGGTTAATGCCTCTGCTTCCTGGTTCTGCATTTGGGACATTACAATAGCTGACTGAGGTAACTCAGGGAACTTATGCTCAATAATGGATTGAGCTGGGTTTCCTTGTAACGGGTTGTACTCATAATCCTGACCGTCTTCAAAACGTCTACGGTTAAGAGCATCGAGCATTCCTTTGGGGTAAGCACGCTGACCGTTAGCACTACGACCAAGTAAGTCAATCATGCCACGCATAGTAGCACCCAGAATCTTTTGGTTTTCACCAAGCAATTCTGCATCAGCTTCACCGAACAGGTCACGCTTACGAGGCATGTAAGGGGTAACTACAATAGGTAACTTACCATCTGGATACGGATTCTTATCTAAACGAATAAGAGTGGAACCAATCCAGGTAGCTACAATCGGTTGTAATTCACCATTATCTTCTACATCCCAGAAACCCCAGTATTCATAAGCAACTACACGTTTACGCATAGCGTCTCGAAACTGGAAGTCACTTGGGGTATTCGATGCATGGTCTGGGTCAGTAATTGGAGAACTAGACTCCCAGTCAACCTTATCCAGATTGTGATAACGACCGGGTACTTTAAGCAGGTCAGCCTTACAAGTTTCAAAGGATATGACACAGTAAAGTGCTTTATCCAAGTCACCATTACAGGATGGGTCAACAACTACGTTATTAGGGTCAAGGAACTCTACAGTAGGTCTGTTGACGATTGCCTTTTCAATCTCTACTTCAGTAGTACCGGACTGAATAGCATAAGTAGCCTCCCCAGTTTCTTCAAAGTAGTTAGCAGACTCTTTGATATCATCCGGTACGTTTTCCTCATACTGGCGAGGATTGGCAGTTTTTAGTTCAATGGCTTGTTGCAAAGCCTGAATCTGCTCTTCTGTTTCAACTGGATAGAGTTGGAATACTGGAGCCTCTTCTTTGACTTTAATGATACGACGGTCCCAACCAACACGAGCAATACTGGTACCATCATCCACAGTAGAGTGAATGTAGTCATCAATAAGCTTCACACGGTTAAGCTGTGTACGGAACTGGTAGTTCAGTACTAACTCGTTCTGTCGTGCTGCATCAGCATCTTCCCAGGTAGCAGGCTTTACCGTAAATAATTTAGGAGAAGACAAGAAAGGCTCAGACAGAGGAGCATAACGCCACTCTGCCTGACGACGAACTAGTTTGGGTTGAACCTGTGAACGACCTTTAATCTTAGGAGGTTTATGCTTACCCGTTGTTTTACGTAAGTCATTCCAGTCATTGATTTCATTCATCAATGCATCATGAGCTGGTTTACCTGCCTCAAGGTCTGCCTTTAAGGATTGTATACTGGGTTCTTTTTTCCAGTCAGTAAGCTTACTAGACTCACTTGGGTCTGGCATTGGCTTCATAGAATCAACGGTTTCCATATAGTTTCCTATTCTAATAATTTACGGTCTGCTCGAATCTGATTGGACAATTCAATTATTTGTCCGTCACGGAGTCTAACAGTTGCCCTGAGTTCTTCAACCAACTGTCTGCCTTGTTCAAGACTGTTGTCGAGTCTGGCTGCATGGCTTGCAAGACTTCTGCACTCAGTGGCTCCACCTTCGGCTTGACGTTGATATACCTTGGCTCTGTTTTCAGACTGTTGCAACCTACCAGCATACTGACTAGTGATAGAGTCAAGAGAAGCTTGGTAATTCTCGTTGGCAGTTTTGAGTCTTGCTTGCAATAGCTCGACTTCGTACTTGTGCTGTCTGCTAAGTGCATCGTTCTCACCTTTAGCTTTATTAATAGCTTGCTCATCTAGTCGCTTCTGTGCATCCCACTTAGTTTGCACAGAGTGCTGACCGGCTTCATATACTCTCCAACAAATAAAGGCTGCTGACGCAGCCAATAAGATGATGGAGCAAACCTTATAGTTTAGCGTCATCATTACACTTCTCCAGAGGGACATTACCGATACGGTTAGCAACCCAACCATAAGTAAAGTCTGGCATGTTCAGTGAGATATAATGAGTAAGTTGCTTACCATCCAACATCTTAATCATTACCTTACATGCTGCCACTTTGCCTCGTTTTTGTTGAAGGGCTTTATAAGCATTAATAGTACCTGGACCGACTTTACCATCAACTTGGATTTTAGGGTAGTCTTTGCCGTCACGGGATAAAGAATTGAGTGACTCTTGGAGCCAACGAGAAGGGCGAGCAGTACCAGTGTTAACACCAGCATCTACCAGCTTATGGGTAACTGCTGGGCTAATCGTAGTAAACTCCAGGAAGCCAGGCTTAACAATGTAGTCATCTACATAAATGTCTGCTGCCATTTCTTTAGTCAGTCCCTTCATGGAACCATCCCAACCGTATTGAGTTGCTAAAGTCTGTTTATGGGATACGGCTACAGCCTTGGTGATACCATGATTAGTTTCACCTCCCGGGTCTTTCGGGTTGTTAACGTAACCACCCTCCATAGTGAACACTACCCCCAGGATGGCAGCAACCACGGCCCCCACTGCACCTCCTTTTGCAGCAACCTGTTTATTCTTTATCTGCATCTTTCTTATCCTTCGGCTTCAGTTGTATAAGCCTAGCAGCAATATTGATAACAAATAACCACACAACAATATCATTGCCGTGGGGTATCTTCTGTAGGATGTGAGGAGGTACTACATTGAAGGAATTCTGAAGAACATCGATAGCAGAACACACAATAAGCCCACCAGCACTTATCTGAATGGAAGCCCATTTCCAACACTTCTTCCAGTTGGGAACCAGTCCCACACGCTTAGTTAACTTGCGAACCATGCGAATATCTCCCGTCTCGCTGCTGCTAGGACACCTATGATTGCACCTGCCCCAGCCCATACCCACTTACCGAAAATACCTGCACCAACCACTTTATGCTTAATGGTGATGAACTCTTCAATAGTAGGTTCCGACTTAGCAAGACTATCCTCTACGTTCTTAAGTCTGCCTTCCATTTGCTGAACAGACTCTTTCAAACCAGATAGAGTTTGCTCCAGCTTTTCTTTGGAACGCTCTTCTTTTTCTTGGTTCTTAAACAGTGTTTCCAGTCTTTCCTCCAATCGGGCAAGAAGAACCGAAGTCGATTCATCGCTCATGAGAAAGTCCTTAATGATTGTAATGACACCCAGATGGGACGTATCAGAAGAGCCTGACTAAACGATAATACTGATTTAGGCGAAATGAAGGAAGAAAGAAAAAATCTACATTAATGCAGATTAACCCTCCCCAACACCAGAGAGGGTTAATATACCTAGGTTAGCCTTAAATCACGGAGAAATCCGTCTCAAAGAGGTCTTTGTCAATAAAACTGTCAAACCCCTCTCCATTGAGCATGTAATAGCCCCCTACTTTCGGTTTCTCTCGCAGAACAAAATCAGAGGACACTTCCACAGTAGTACCGGAAGCATCAGATATAGTTGCAGTGTAGTCTGGGTTAATAGACATGCTTTCAATTAACATAGCCTGTACGGTTTTGGTGGAACGATACGTATTTAATGTAGACATAGATACCTCAAATGATTCCAGAGTCAAAACGAATTGCCAGCGTAACTGCTGTGCTCAGACGGTTTTCTAAAACGATATACTGCCCACTCTGATACACACAGAGTTTACCTGTCACCGATGAGTCAGGCTGGGCCTGAGAAAGGTTAACCCCGTCACCAATAATCCCTGTAGGCTTAGGTGCTTTGTTAGGCACATTAAAGAAAGACCCAAACAGAGTGTTATTATCGCTTAGTCCGATAATTTTATACTCACCACGACGGTTATTCACCCCTGCGCCTACAACATGTGTATAAGAAGCACCAGCTTCTATGGTTACTGTAGGTGCTGAATGAGCTTTATTGTACAGATACCCTTCACTATACAACCGCATAATTTCTGTTGGTGCAGTTGCTGGGTCTGCTGTATTACCCATCAGGAATTTAAGTACGGTTCCGGTATCAGTAGTCCCAGCTATGGAGTACTGTTCAGCCAGTGCCGATACAGTTCTTTGTATATTAGCCAGCACAGACAGTCGCCACATGTTTCTGACACTAGCATATGATGTAAACGAACCGACCGGTGCACCATCGAAATATACCTCACGCGATGCGTTAGGGCTATTGCTCAAGTCGATGCCACCTGCAAAATTAGCAACAGATGCCCGACCAGTATCAATGTAACTATCAAACTTAATGTCTTTTACGATACCCTCAACTTTAATGATAGGAGCTACATCATCAGCTCTCGCCCCAATGTGGGTTATTTGACCACCATTAAAATGGACACCAACACTGGATATAATACGCACTGCTGGAGCAATGTTAGCATTTGCTACGAGTGGGTCACCATTATTATCTACCATACTGTTGTTGCGGTTGATGCTAGGGACGTCAACATCTACACCCACACAGTTAGAAATATAAAAATGCTGACAATTCCAGTTGCGAGGTTCAACATGAGGCTGATTTATTTTAATGCTATGGTGCTTAGTATTTGCAGTCGTGCCGCCCATACAAACAAAGCCACGACAAGTGTCAGACCCTGCATATTCAGTAGGTTCCAACTGCATGTGGTTAAATGTCAAATTGTTGGAGTTATCATTGGTGCGTTCTTGGATATATACGGCGTTTCTGCCCCAGTTTTGGATATGTAAGTTATTAAAAATAGAATCCCACATGTGGCCAACCACTAGGGGATTGCTGAACCAACCAATCTTAACGTCTTCGATGTATGACAAACGAACGGCGCTAATCGTCGTAGCTTCACCCAGTTTAATACCATACGTTGAATTAATCCCTGGGCCTGACAAAGACCAGCCTTTCCACATTAAGCGGCACAGGGAAAGCTCCATCACAGGTGATGTCATTTCATCAGATACGAAACGAGTCTGGTTAGCCCCATCCCCAACAAGAGCGTATACACTCATGCGAGATTCGGCACCAGAGGTATCGAGGTTAGTAAGTACTTCACCAAATTTCGAAATATAATATGCATCATCCATGCCTGGGGCGTAAACAGCCTTACGTTTTTTTGCCCCATCTTTTAATGCCTTAAGCAATGCTGGTGCCCAGTCCAGTGTTGCTGGGTCGTCTGCTTTTGGTACGCAGAGGTGTTTATACTCCCAGAGGTTTATTCTCTGAGCAGATAAGAAAACTGCGACGTTTGCAGCACGTTCACAAGAATCGTTCCTGGCCCAACCATTAAGATAGGCCCCTAAACCATATTCCGTAGACTCCAGGTTTTTTCTTAGGTCAGCGATACCTAAACTGTATGTACCCGCTGAGGTAACTAAAGACAACTTATTGTTAGCTACAACCCAAGAAACTGGAGTGCCTACAGCACTACCGCGAAACCAGGAAGTTTGGGTAGTTGTGTCGTATAAAATGGTGTAAGAGTCAATAAGTGCATCTGTGGACAAGATGCCAACTGCACTTTGCTTAACCCCATTGACGCGAGCAATAGCTTGCTTATTAGTCTGTTTTGCTACCGGGCCGGATGGCTGGGTAAACATTTTATTCATGGGATAATCCTCATGTTGTAGTTTTGGTTAAGTATTCTGCCATCCATGGCAGGGTATCTATAGTAATTCGTATGGTCCTATGTTAGCAGCCTCTGTGATACTTACGCCTCTTTCATAAAACTCCATCCAGGCCATTTTATACGGAGCGCATTTTCCATTTTTCGCTAACAAAGTGCACACTTCCTGATACCAAGTATCAAATGCGTCGTTATTTTTAGTTTCAGTTTCCATATCATGCCCTCAATCTTGCGCTAATAATCCGGCTTGCAGAGTCAATAGCCGTTAATGTGACGGTTAGTGTGGTGCCATCCGAAGAGATAGCAAAAGCCAGAGAAACCCCGGTTGGAGAAGCAGAAGCTATCCCCCACGTCCCACTACCAAGGGTAGAGAAAGTTCTAACAGAAGCCGTATCTACCGCTAAAGCAGCCGACGCTTGCTCACGAGAGATAACTAAGTTGACAGAGTAATACGCAACGGCTCCCGCATTTGTATTATTACGCACTCTAAATTCCAGAGTACGAACAAGGAACTCAGTTGCATACCGTGAAAGAGTCTGCGCTGTTGTTTTGAAGGTTAGTGTTGCAGTGTTACCTGCCCCAGATAACGGCAGTGTTGAGACATCACCGAGGTATTGCACACCATCCTCAATACGGCGCAGACCAAAATTCTTAACATCTTCCACACCAGTACAACCAATCACCGATAACCCTTTAACATACCCTGAACGCAGCCAAGATGTTCCAGCGTAACCTGAAAGGTTAGATGCCGAAGCGATGAAAGATTTACCATCGGAAGAACTACCGCCAGTGGCAAGTATATACGTCGGTGATTGTCTTCCCGATCCATCATCGTTTGCACCGGTAGTGGTATGGACTGCTGTTTCTATGATAGAAGAGGTGTCACCTTCGATATAATAGTGAGCATCCTCCGCACTACCCTCTGTTGCCAATCTTCCCGAACGCTGCACTGCTACACCAGAGAGGATAAACTGTGCACCACCTACGGCAGCTACTGCACGTTTGCCAGCTCGGTCTATCAACTCACCCTGAATAAGGATTCGCTTACAGCCATAACCATAGTAGTTATCGCCATTATTCCACTCATTCCTGACACCGATAAATGCGTTGTTATTTGCCCCCGACATCAGTTCAACACCATTCTCTTCATTGGCGTTTATTGTTACCCCTAAAAACAAGGAGTCAATAACGTTTCTCACCCCAACCTTATTACTTGAGATTGTGCCGCCAGAGACGATTAACGTGGCTGAGTAGCCATTAGGGCTTGAGTTGCCAAGACCAACGCCCCAGCGATGTATTCCGCAGTCATAAAATCGACACCACTGTGTTTGGTCGTCACCTCGCATAAGAGGAACAGATTTATTACGCCCATCAAAAACAACGCTCCTGAATGTGTGTCGGGAGGTTAGCTTGAAAATAGCTGATGCCCCATTAAATAAACGGAACACAGTACCTACGTTATTGAATGATGCATCTGAATATGCTGTGTACGTTCTTCTTGATTTACCTTCGAATGAAAATCCAATAGGTAATGTGATCAGGCTTTGCCCAAAAACATAAATACCGGGAGCAGGAGGGCATTCAAGAACAGTAACACCATCATCAATAGCAGCTTGTAGGGCATAATCCAGGACAACTTCTGTTCCGACAGCACCCTTTATGGTCAGCTGGTCTGCTTTGTTCATATACGAGAAGATGTTTGCCCGCATAACATCACGAACCGATGCCTTACCTATGTTTACTAAAGCAGCACCCAAAGCAGCTTCACTTGAACTAAGATTTGCACGCAGAGTTGGGTCTACTTTTGAATCTAGAGAAGCTAGACGTTCTTCTACAGTATCGCCCGTAGATGTACCGATATTAGAAGCCCCATCAGATTCCCTAAGCACAGCAAAGATATCAATATCCATATCTGGGTCAGTGATACCAATAATCACAGTAACCAAGTTACCAGCTTCTAACTCATCAGCTAGGGTAATGGTTGCATCCCCTTCGTTGTAAGTAAAACCTTCCCCGGCGTCTTGGCGAATACCTTGTACATAGATGGTTTGTACGCCAACAATTGGCATATCTGTAGGCAGCCGAATAATAGTCTCGCCATCAGCAACTGCACGATACTTCCAGATGCGAACAAACGAGGCATTTGAACCAGTAGCTTTGGTGCTAATCCATGAACCAGTGGCATTAGGGTCATTGGGGCGAATACCTGTAGTATCATCATCTACATAGAGGTAGTCTGTGAAATAGTAACCAACATTTTCCGATTTGCTATAGATACGAGCAAACTTCCCAATAGAGAGTGGGATATCCTTGATTGCTTCTTCGCTATCTACAGTGATAATCAATCCGTACTTCTGCAAATAGTTATAGATGTAGGTAAGGTTACCTAGTGCAAGGTAAACTTCCTTAACTACGTGGTAAGCGTCTCCAATGATTCGGTCTACTAATTGGTCAGCAGAACGAAAATCATTGGTGCAACCACTACCACCTGTGTTAAACGGGTTATGAGAATTCATATCCACCCTCTTCTTTCAAATAATGTATTGGTGTTCGATTCACTGCTGCTACCAAGGTCGTAGTCCTTAACCTCTCCACAGATTGACTCGTACATTTGCAAATACTCTGCTGCCTTGCTTGTACTCTCAGCAGTATTGAGACCAGTGTAATAGCTATATGCTACCCAGTACTTTAATGCAGGTAGTAATGAATCAGGTAAGTCTACTTCCTGGTTCTCACCATCTACAGTAAGAGTTGGATGCTTCGCCTGATAAGTTACCGTAAGTACCTCACAATGACGAGGGCGAATACACTGTAATGTGTCCGGTCTTGGGGTAAATAACCCGTGTGGGTTGTGGTTGTCGTTAAGTCCTCGACGTTCCCCCAAGGAATCATACACCATCAGTATCTTTATCACATTCTCTTCGAATGGGTTAGTTACTGAATCCATTATGAAAGGGTACTGGGCTAACTCTGGGTCAAACCCCATAAACGAGTAACGTTTTAGTAGTGGATACTCTGTCCTGCCCTCTCTCATTTCTACGAACACGTTCTCAGTCTTAAGAGGAAACCTACCGTGTAAACGGGTAAGCCCCTCATTAATAAATTCGAGGATGTATTCTTTCTTATCTGGTTCAATATCCTTCTTATCATCAGTGATAACACTGGTGTTGTTAAGGACACTTAGAGCCAGACTCTTATACAGCTCGGTCAGCTTAATCATAATTCCTCACACAATGTAGGAAGATAATGGGTTGTTATCGTCTCTATCAAAGTCGTCATCCCACATTGGGTCACCGCTCTGATTGACTGGTACCATGCCTGCTTGTGGCTTCCATGGGTTTAAGTAACCCAGCATAGAGATTGTATCAATGCAGTCATCCTTACCTTTAAGACCATTGATGGTAGCCAGCTTAAGCTGCCCCATAAATAGCCCCATGATGGTAGAGTTACGCATCTCATCTGGGAAGTACATCTTACCAGTTTTGAACCAAGGAACTACAAGGTTAAAGCGGGAGAGCTTACTAGTTGCTGGGCGAATACCAGGCTGACCTCCACTGGAACTGGCAAAGTTAAAGAAGACATTACGGTTAAGCATCTCTCTTTGGAGCAGTGGAATAAACCCACCCTGCTGACCGGTTATTTCCACACCAACCTGTTGTGGTTGGTATTCCTGAACCAGTCTAAACAAATCATCAAAGGTCTTATCCATAAGCTGACGTACACAAATGCCATCTACCCAGAACCAGTCACCATTGGAGCTATAGGCCCACACTGAGATTACCGTATAGTCACTCTTAGTCTTTTCACTCGTAGCAAAGTCAGTAGTGATATAGAAGTTATAACAAGACTTCAGCCGTAGCAGTTGTTCCCTGCTATACCACTTAATCTCACTATCCTGTACCAGACGTTCATCTTCAGAACTGATACGAAGCATAAGTTCCTGGTAGAAACCAGCAAGCTTGCCCGTCTTAACAGCCATGTCATACTGGTCGTGGATATAGTCGTATGTGAAACGGTCATCCCATGCACCCTGGAACTCTTCACGGGTACAAGGAAACTTCTCACATACAGGCCATACGTTTACATCCCATGCACCAGATTCAACAGCTTCAATAAGAATGTCTTCTTTATTGAATGGTGTACCGTTGAAAATTACTTTCCTTCGGGTTGGGTCCAGTGCGTGGTTAACCCCCTTATAAACAGTATCCTTAATAGCTTCCATTGCAGTCTTGGAACGGGAGTCATCATCACTAACCAGGTCATCAAGTACACAGAGAGTAGGGCGTTTACCAAATATCTTGGTACCACGAAGACCAGTCTTAGCACCAAACATCTTCACACCAAGGCGATGCCCTTCAGCATTAATAAACTCTAAGTAGTTATCAGTGAACTTAGCGTTTGGTATCCACTGTTGAAGGAATGGGCTGTTATCATAACGGAACTCAATGTTCTTACGTGCAGACTTAACACCGTTCTCCATTGAGTCGGATACGTAAATCATACCCTCTACTTTACCTAGTCCGGGCAAATGTCCAAACACTGCCAGAAACAGGGTAAAGTACTCCATAAACAAGGTTGTCTTTGCTGCACCACGGAAACACAGGTTAGCAATGTACTGGTTACTACTGGTAATCTTATCCAACATCTTCAAGTGTACTGGGGGTGTTTTGTTGGCCTCACCCTCCTTACCATTAACCAGCTTAATAAAGTTGGCAAAGGTAAGTGCAAACTGTGTTGGCACATAGCTAGGAGTGTTCAGTACTGAGTAATCAACTTGGTCTAACCACTCATCTAGTTCCTGCTTTATAAGCTTAGACATCAGTAATGTCCTCGTCGTCTCGAACCAGTGAGCTGCCTGCAATCACCTTGGTAGGCGTACCCGATTGGATAGCTTCAATCTGAGCTTCTGCTAACTGGGTCAGTGTGTTCTTGAGTTCAGCCAACCCTGAGTTCTCACGAAGGTCCAGGTTGATATTGGTCACAGCATCCTTTGGTTTAGCCAAGTGAGTAAGAATGGAGTTAGCTGCTTGAGTACGAACCAGTTCACTCTGTGCATTGTCCATGAGTTCTGCTTGGGTGTTAAGTGCCCGTTGGAACAAATCCTGATTTACAATCCAAACTGGAATCAGTGACTGCTCCATAATCAGATTAACAAGCTTTCCTCTGTGATATGCAGAAGCATAGGCAGAGATATCCTTCTCACTAGTTCCTCGTGCAACAAGTTCAGCTTGTCGTTTAGGGAACGTCTTGAAGTAGGCATCCTTATTGCTATACCCCATGTGCTTATAGGTTACGTACTGGACAGCATTAAGGTAGTCCTGGGTTTTGAACTTCCCATCCTTCATAACACCAGCATAGGTGATGAAGTTATTACGGATGTTCTCTGCCAGCACCTGGTCCTGTGTGACGTTGTTAACCATATCCACCAGCTGGTCGGTAACACTGGACTTGAACTGTGGAGGTAAGGCAGCAACGATATCTTTCTTAGTGAGCATGTCAGCCATAGTCTTCCTACTTATGTCTTCTATAAAGTTATGTCTATTTACTAAGATTCTTTTCTTGGGTTTAAATACCTTGAAGAATCCCCCGTATAGGTTTAGACTTTAGACTGTTTTTAGGCTCCTTACAATACTAAGTCAGAGTCACGGGAATCCTATTGCCTAAAGGAAAGAGAGAGATGAGATTATTCTTTACACTGGATAGTGATACAACCCAGTACTCTGAGATTGATATTAAGAAGCTTGCACTTATGGAAGGTGACACCATAGTGGTGACCTCCGAAGAATCCCTGGCTTATATGCAAGGTAAAATCCTAATAGATAACCTTCAGCATGTAAGCGTTAAACTAGTAACCAAAACTGCTAAGATTATCAAGCCTATATCCGCTATCGTCTTCTATGAAAAGATACCTGAAAGTATCTCTGTAGACAGAGACGTTGGTGCTGGTAACGTAGCAGTTAGTATCGTATATTGATTCATACTCGCCCAGGAGATGGTGGCGGGACTTGGCCATGACTAAGTTAATAACCTCTTCCGCTACATTTCGAGCGACTCCTACTAACAGAGTACCGTTAGACTTACGGCAAGCCATCGCCCAGTTTGGATGAGTAGTATCAGAGTGAACTGATTCGACAAACACAAGGTATAGGAGAGGGAGGCCCACTGCAATGGGTCTCCCTTTTTCTTTGAACACAGGAGCTTTAACATGGTTCGAATAACTGGTGTAGATTTGGACTGGCAACGTAAGAACGGTAGACTTCCTACCTTCGATGCGGGTTCCCCGTTACTATTCTCATCTTTCAATAAAGGTGCACAGATTCACTTACCCGACTGTGATGACTCTTACGCTATCATGGGTAAATGGTTACTGGACGGCATAGCACTTAATCCTGTAATACTTACCAAGACTAAGCACATACCCATATCCCATAATCACAGAAGCTTTCACTTCGTAGAGGTTCCTGGTTATGAGCTGGTGGTTAGTACTGACCCCTTCCTTAAGACATACACGCTATGCTTCGTAACTAAACACAGATAGGTTTAATCATGAAAGTGAACTGTGCTTTACCAAACTACATAGATGGTATTGACCTAGAAGACTACTTCCTTAAGTCATTGAACCACCTTATTCTGGTTCGGAACCAAGAAGAGAAAGCACTCCTGTTGGGCGAGCTACTCATAAAGAACATCCCGCATGAGCAGCTTCGTATTTATATTCTGCGTGATGATGAAGTGTATCACTACACTCGTGGTACCCGTCGTCCGTATTACCTGCCTAACAATGAAGTAAAAGCAGCAAGGATAGATAATGGGGATGTTCTTATCTCCTGGGTCACATCTTCTCCTATTTATAACGTGGTGCCATATGACGAGAGTTGAAGCTTACGCTCAGTTACTTATGGGCAAAACAGTATGCATACCCAAAATTAATCAACTACCTTGGAGAATGTTAGAAGATAGGAGCATTGTTGTGGGAGCTAGTCACATGGATATGACCAAGCACTTCCTAACAATGCATACCCTTGCTAACGGATGGGAACTCTATGAATGAACCAGTAAGGAAAGGTAATGTCTATCTTAGTAGCGTACTTACTCCCACCGCATACATAGTAACTGAAGTATGGGATGAGAACGCTACCGTAATGAGCCTACGTACAAGTAATAAGTACAACCTTCCAATTAAAGCCCTGCTTACTCATTACGAGCTGATAGGCACACCATACACCCCCTAAAAGGGAGCTATCTGACATGAAACAAGTAAGAGTAAACACAGCACCTTATCCAGTTAAACTTAGTGTATGCCTGGATGTGGATGCTTTTGTTAAGGCATATCATAAACTAAAAGGATGTAACCCAGACTTAACAGATACCAATGGTATAACTACTTACAGCGGTAACGTTGCTTTGATAGGGGTATTCACAGGAGACATAGTGACTTTAGTGCATGAACTTAATCACTTCTGCTTATGGACATTCGACTATATAGGTATGCCTGTTAATTCTGCAAATAGTGAAGCTTATTGCTATTACTACGACTACTTACTTAGCCAAGTACTTGCATCTAAAGAATGGAACCAGTGATGGTAGAGGTCGGTAATGTTTATAACACCCGCATAGGTGCTGTGTTCTTGGTTACCGAAGTGGAGCATACCCAGGTAACGCTAATTAACACAAGAACCCACCAATTAAGTGTTTGCTCTGTTTATACAATAGAAAACCACTTTACCCTTATTGGTAGACCTTATAACGAGATAGAAAGCACATGAGATTATATTACTTATCAGGAGCGGGTAATCTGTACGTATCCCAAAGTATTAAGTGGGACTGGGATTCGGAAAACAACCCCAAGGTTCCTGTCTATGTTCACCCAGAGTTAGACTTCTACTGGATAGCGGGAGAGTGCTTGTTAAGGAATAAGGTAGTCAACCTTATCAAACTGGAACCAGGAAGCTTAGTCTCCGATGTATCAGGTCCATGTTACTTCCTAGCAGAGCACGGCTTTAAAGCAGAGAAGATGTTATATAGAACTAAATAGGAGGTCTATATGTATAACCTCCTAAATTTTTTCATTCTGAAAATGATGATAGCTATGTACGGCTGTAGTGTATTGGTGGGGCTACACCCCCTTACACTATGAGTACCCCCCCGGTACTTAGCTCTGCTATGTATGACCCTACCCCACCTTACACTGTACACGTTGCTCCGCAACCTATGGACATGTCGTCCATATCACTCAACCTTGGAGCTATACAATGACTACTACTGCATCTGTACGTATGACTGCTGGAACTTTACTCGGCACAGTTAACGAAGCAGCAACTACTGTAGCTGATACCTTTGGTACTGCTACTAAAGCTGTAGGTATGCTTAACCGTTATGTCACTAAGATGTCTGACAAACAGATTATCCGTGACAAACTGGAAATGCATGAATTCACAGCGAAGCTGGTGGAAGAAACAGCTATGCAAGAAGCTGTAAGACAGAAATCTATCAAAGAATTCTGCAAAGATGAGCAGAATGCTGAACTCTATCAACAAGCATATGACCGTCTGCGCGATATCCTGTCTGAAGACTAAATCAAAATTGGCACTCTTCGGAGTGCCAAACCCTTTGAACTAGATAGTTCAACTATTTATTCAAAAAGTAGAAACAAAACTCAACTAATTCAACTGATAGATAAGGAACAAAAATGACTACTATCACTACTAATGCCTATACCAAAGTAATCAAAGATTGGACTACTCAAGCTGGTTTACGTGCAGTGATTCTACTCGTAAGAGGAAGTCATCACTGTGGTTACGTAGAATTACCGGAACGCTTAGGTAAGCCTGATTACGATGAGAGTCCTATCATGGAACTCAATGTTCATGGTGGTGTTACCTATGCAGACCATCTGGATGAAATGGATGGTAAGTATGTAGTCGGTTACGACTGTGCTCACTATGGTGACTTAATGAAGTGCCCAGCAGAGCTGCAAGGAACTGCAATGGAGCAATCCTGGATGTACAACGAGGGTGTTTGGCGAGATGAAGAGTTCTGCACTAATGAGTGTGAATCTCTCGCTAAGCAAATCTCCGAGATTAAATTAGGAATCAGCGATGCCAATAACTAAGCAAGAAAAGCGAAAGCTAAAGAGGCTGATTACAGCCTACAAAAACTCTGCAATAGCAGATAGTTGGGCTGGTTCAGCAGACCCAGAGGATTATGAATCCCTCGTAGAAAGCTGCAAAGCAGCCAAGAAAAAGTTGGATGACTACATCACAACGTTAACCTACTCAGGAGAGAACCATGCCTAAGTATGTATGCATCAAATCAAAGATTGAAGACACAGTACCAGAAGGGACAGTAATCATAGCAACACCTGCTGGTGCTGGTCGTATTTTAGTAATACAGGACAGTGATTTGCTAGTGGGAGAATACTCTGACATGCCTTACTTCCAACGTGGTCAAGAACTGCCACTTACTGGAAGTTTGTGGCACTGGGAAGAAGTAAAAACTGCTTAAAGCCAAGACCGAAGGCGATGCCCGAAGGGTATCGACGCTCCGCGTCTTATGGGTATCAATAACTGGAGAGTATTATGAAACTATTTAAAGACGTAGCCGATGGTGAAGTTTACTTCGTTAGAGGTGGCTTTGAGCTAATTCGTGTAAATGAAAGCAATGACTATAACTCTGTGTTAGTGGAGGATTCATCGATTGGTGTGAAACAACCTGACGATGAGCCTACCTTCAGTTCTATTGCTGAACTCAAAGCTGCATATCCCGAAGACAGTGAAAAAGTAGAAGTCTTTTAAAACCTGGGCTGCTCCGCAGCCTTTGGATGAGTTATGCATCCAATCCTGTATGAAATCTTAACCCTTTGTTTGGGTGTTCTCACCGACAGAGACACTCAGCATAAACCTAATCAATTATCTGGAGAGTACAAAATGGCTATCGAATCCTTTGCAAAAACTTTTGGTAAAACTGCTGCATCTAACTCAGCTTCTGAATCTAAGCCTAAGGCTCAGTTCTGGCTGAACATTGGTTATGTTGCTAATGAGGGCACTGAAGATGAGAAATTCATCTCTCTGCCTACTGGTATCCCGTTGGATACCCAAGAGCATCTGCCAACTAACAGCAGCAATGCTGACTTCCGTGCACTTCGTTGTGCTCAGAACGACCTGCTGGACCAGTTGCTGGACTTTGCTAAAGACCTGGAACCAGGCCAGGAAGGTGTGATTCAGCTGCAAGTTCAACTTCGTCGTGTGAAAGCACCAGAAGCAGACATCCCTGCTGACGAGAATAAATATGCACGTACTCTGTCATTTGTAAGCAAGTAATCGTGCATTGGGACTCCCTTCGGGGAGTCCTTTTATTTTTAACCGACGATAAACTAAGAGTTAACTTTTAAGGGTTTTCGACGAAGAGTCCCTAAAAGCTAACTCATAAATGAAGCAGCTAACTTAGAAGAAGGAGTGAACAGATTATGAGTAAAATACAGGCATATACAGAAGAAGAAGTTCGCAATAAGTTCCTAAGTACTACCAAAGGAATAGCGCATTACTGGGCTACTACGAAAGATGGCGGTACTACACAGGAGAGGATTGAGGGAGCCATATTTAGCTTACTGAATGTCATAGATGGTGGTAGTCATATGCCATCCTTTGATTTAGTAGTAAGACCTCATCCTGATGATAAGGACTACCACATCAATATGGGTAGCAAATACTACGAAGACGGTATGAACATCTGTGATGGTGAATTGCACTCCCAGTTTATAAACTTCAAGGAGTAAGCAAGATGCGTACATTATGTAACCGCTTTAATCCACAAAAACTCATCGCTATGACCAGTTTATATGGTAGTAGTATGCGCTTTGCCAAACGCTGGCAGGTGTCGTTACAAGATAGTAATGGTCACTACTATGACCACTTCTTTGTAGCTAAACCTACTCGCAAACAGATTCGTAAACTGCACAACATTGGAGCCAAGAAATGAACTATCAGCAAGTCATCCTCAACTTCCTCAAGGCGTACAAAGCTTGGGTAGAGGAAGGAGCACCTAAGCATGAGTATTTCGTGGCATATGTAGCCCTATGCTCCAATTTAAACAGGTATGTGTCCAATACTCTTTCAATTGATGAGGATATCATATGGGGTATATCAGATGAGCTGACAACTCTGTTTAAAAGGGACGGGTTAAGTGCCTTAGTTCCATTCAATCACCCTGATAGAGGGCAACCCCGCTATAAAGACGAGGTACATCATGAAAACCCTTGGCGTATGCAATGGGTTGCTAATACTATCAACAAACTGGAAGGAGCTACAAAATGAGCAACATGGCTATTATCCTCATGTTTCTGAAGGTTTATAAGGAATGGGTGGAAGCTGGTGTACCTAAGCATTTATGCTTAGATACTAAGCACGGTCTGTGTGCTAACTTAGACCAATATGCCTTACATAAGCATAATGTCACGGGCAATCGCTTAATATCACTAGGTGACAGTATGTGTTCTCTTTTTGAAGAGGACAACTTAAGTGTCATACTACCGTTCAATGTACCAACACGAGGGCAACCTCGTTACTTTCATGAGGTTCACCACGAGAACCCATGGCGTATTAAGTGGGTAAATGACACCATTATCAAACTCGAAGGTAAATTCAAGTGAATCCTAATGCTGTTCCACTGGGAACCAAGGTAGTACTTGTAGTATTGGATGTAGCAGCAATAGTTGGTGTATTTGTTGTTACTGGTCCCATTGGTGGACTACTGTTCTTTGGTTTCCTGACTTACTCAGTGCTAAACAAAGCACCACGTAAGGATATTAACTCACGTGGTGACCAGGGAGACTTCTAATGGGACCACTCGAATCACAGATGTATATCTGGGCACTTATATGGCTAGTGTTGGTAATAGTAATAGCAGTAGCCTTCTACAATGCAGAGGATTAACCATGAGCACTGAATTCAAAGTAGGCGATATCATTGAACCGGTGGAAAGTGTAGGTATTTCCCCTTCCTGGCGAGGCATGGAGATAATGCAATATGAGCCATTTACTCGCAATGCTACTGTACGCACTAAAGATGGTTATGTCATTCATGACTTTAACCTTGACCCGGACTATGGAGTAGAGTTCCGTGTCGTACAGCCTTAAATGGTGGGTTATATCCTACTGGCAGTCAATGCAGCAATATAGCACTGGTCTTAACTTCGAGCAGAAGTATCGATTCATTCAATATGTCAGCAAATTTGGAGCTAACAATGCGTAAATCATTAATCATGGGAACCAAAGAAGATGTCATTAAGCGTCGTGCTAAACAAGCTAATACTGTGGCAGTGCACAATACTGGTAGTGCTATGTCACCTGCTGGTAATAGTAAGCGAACTATTGTGACCTTCAATCATCCGTGCATTAGTTAACATAAGAGAGTCCTTCGGGACTCTTTTTATTTTGTTTTTCAGATAGAGATATATAGGAGATAGTTATAGATAACCATGAACGAGTTAATTCAAATTGAACCAACGAGGTCTGCTATATCTGACCGTAACGTTCGTATTCACTACCCTATGCCATTGCATAATCCATTTAAATCCAACGAGCGAGCTACAGTAGCTGAAGCATTATTAGCTTATGAGGCTTGGCTACGTAACCGTTTGATTTCAGGGGATAAGCTGATAGTCGCTGAAATGACCCGTATTATCGAGTTATTACAGGATGGTACAGGTACTCCAGTAGGTTTAATTGGAACTGCTGGTGAAGTAGATGTAATACGCAAGATTATTAATGAGGTAATTCAGCAATGAAACTAATCGTAGCTGGTGGAAGAGACTTTGTTAATACCCAGGTAATGATTACGGTATTAATGGACTTAGTGGAGAAGGGTAAGATTGACCCTAATCCAGAATTAGTATGTGGTATGGCTCGTGGTGCTGATATGCTTGCATATAGCCTATGGGCAAACCACAATATGAAAATCCATACATTCCCAGCAGATTGGAAAACTCACTCAAGGAGTGCTGGTTATATTCGTAATACAGAAATGGGTAATTTTGCAGATGTACTTGTTGCCTTCTGGGATGGTAAATCCAGGGGAACCAAGCACATGATTGAATATATGCAGAAGCTTGGGAAACCTGTCCATATAATCGGGTATTAATATGAAGATTATTACTTTACCTACTTATAGAGTTATTCATTACATGGAACAAGATATCGAAGTTCCATTATGGGTAAGGTATGTAGCTGCATATCCAGGTAACTTTGGCAATCTAGTATCTTTATTAGGATTTGCCAGTAAACCTCGTGTAACTAAGAATGGAATATGGCTCATACCTAAAACATTCAAAGACCGCCAACAGGAGGAAATAGGAGTTATCAGGCACTCTGACATTAACAAAACCAATTTCCACACTACACTGCGGGGACCATTCAAATGAAACAAATAGCTATTATCCATGACAGTGGATATGCAGATATCGACAAAATGATGAAGTCCATTGATTACGTAAGCAATTACAGTAATACATTTGATGGGGACTTCTTACTGCATATCCACAAAGACTCAGCATTGCTGCCCATTATTGAAGGCTCCGGACTTCCGTATAAAGCAGTGGATGAATTCATTGAAGAACCAGATGTGATGATTGCATTCTCTACCTGGGATGAGGGTACATTCGCTAAGTCATCATTAATGAAGCAGTGGATGGCACGTAAACCCGTATATGCGTTTCAATTAGCTAAGGTGGCTCCATGAAAATAATTAAATTGGGTGATAACACTAATGCTTTGCTTGGTGTAGCAACCTGCCCAATAGTAATTGTTAATAAACATCATGGCAAACAAGGTGAATATATTGGGCGAGGTTCTCCATTAGGCAATCCTTATTCACATATGGAAGGTACTAAGGCCCAATTTAAAACAAAAACCAGAGAGCAAGCAATCGAACTCTACAGAGTATGGCTCAATGAGCAGATAGCTAACAACAATCCTGCTGTATTAGATGAACTCAATCGCCTTGGTAATAAGGCCATTGACGACAAAGGACTGGCTTTACAGTGCTTCTGTTACCCGAAACCGTGCCATGGTGAGGTAATTAAAGAGAAACTTGTTCAGGCTATGTACACTTACTTTGAGGAGCACCCAAATGGTACGTGAGATTATTAAGCATCCACAACTGTGGGTTATACGACATGCACCATCAGGAAAGTGCATACCAGAGCCTAGCTCTGTAGGCGAATCCCGTTACACGTGGGTAGAGCCAAGTGATACAGGCATACCTCGACTGTTCCGTAGTGAGGACTCGGCTAAGAGAGCATTAACTCAATGGCTCAGAGGCAGACACCATCTGGAAACAGATATAGAAGATGCCTGTGAGTGGGGCAAATCCTACGAAGTAGTAGTTGGTACCTACGCAGAGCCTGTATCTACCCGTGAAAAAGAAGAAATGGAAATAGTACCTGTATTAATACATGCAAGTAACGAGGAGTAATAACGTGGCTAATAAAGTGTGTACCTGTGGTAAAGGCTATGCATCCCGTTGGGATAATCAATGTGGTAAATGCCGTACTAATCGCCAGAATAAGCAACACTCTTACATTCTAAGCCATGACTACCTTTGGGTAGGCGTTGATATGAATGACGAGAAAGCTGTACTGGCTCACTATAAAGAACTCAGAAGGACTCTTAAATGAAAGAGATATTCGTATTTGGTTCTAATCTCGCTGGCATCCATGGGGCTGGTGCAGCTAAGACTGCATATAAAAAGCATGGTGCTCGTTGGGGTATGGGAGTTGGTCACTATGGTTGTAGCTATGCTATCCCAACCAAAGACCAGCACATTAAGACTATGGCCATAGAGGACATTAGAACCTTCGTAGAAGGGTTCATCCTCTATGCTGCCTCACACCCAGAATGGGACTTTAAAGTCACCAGAGTAGGTTGTGGACTGGCGGGATTAGATGATGCTGTTATGGCTTCTATGTTCAAACACGCAACCGGTAACTGCTCATTCGACCTGGCATGGCAAAACTATCTGGGCGATGAACATACCTACTGGGGGACATTCTAGTGACCTATGAAGAACTGTATGGTGCTCACGTGGTTCACAAAAGTAAGGTATTTGCTGAACTGTATTCAACACTACAGAACATGATTAAAGCCAGAACCAAGGCAGGCTATGTCAATGGTGTTACTTACATAGTAGTGCCCGAACAGTTTGCTAATATCCTCTGGATTAGGGATACACCTTGCATCAAAGTAAAAGTATGGCCCTCTAAGGGACGCTACGTAAACACACAGTACATCCGTGACAGGCTGTATATCAGTTTTGAAACCAAGCGTTAAGTAAAGCAGCTCCGCTGCTTGTGGTAATTAAACTAATTGAGGAATAAGCGATGACTACCAAGTTAGAACATCAGATGCAACTCGAACTGTTATTCAGCAAGAACCAACTCATGCCTCGTATGAGGAAAGAATTCGAAGAATCAGAAGATATCGACTTTGTCGGTTTCTTCAAAAGCATTGATATCGACCCTAAGTTCGGTATTGATGCGATGGTACAAATGGCTCTGCACAAACGAGCCGACCTGCCTACCTTAGTAGGAAGCCTGTGGCATCATTATGACAATGCACAGGATGTAGCAGACGCCTTATTCAAAATGGCGTCAGAAGACTGCTTTGACTATGACCCTAAGATTGACAAATTCATTGTCCGTTACGGTATTAGTCAGGATGTACAACTAGAACTGGAAGCATTCCAATATCCTCTGCCAATGGTAATTCAGCCTAAAGCTGTTACCTGCAACAGAGACACTGGCTACTTAGTCAGTAAGGGCAGCATTATCCTTAAGAAGAACCATACGGAAGATGATGTGTGTTTGGACCATATCAACCGTATGAATGCTATTAAGCTATCCATCAACTGGGACGTAGCCAAGATGGTTAAGAATAGCTGGAGAAACCTGGATAAATGCAAAGAAGGTGAAACTCGTGAAGAGTATCAGAAACGAGTAAAGGCATTTGAGAAGTATGACCGAACAGCTCATGAAGTAATGCAGCTGTTGACCCAAGAAGGAAATGAATTCCATCTGACGCACAAGTATGACAAACGTGGTCGTACTTACTCACAGGGCTATCACATCAACTATCAGGGTACTAGCTGGAATAAGGCAGTACTCGAATTTGCAGATAAGGAGTATGTAAATGAATAACAAGCAAAAGATGTTCTACCCACTGGTAGCAAAAGAAGGTGGTATGGGTCTACTCACTGTAGGTGAAGACGGTACCTTACTCTACTCAGCAATTGATGCTAAGACGGGTAATCCAGTAACAGTGGTGCTGTATTTCAATGAGGAGACCAGTAGCACTCTGCTGAAAGCTATTGAGGAACTGGCTCTTGCTCAGGAGCTGTTTGCAAAGTCTCGTGTAGACAATGAACCAGCTGAAGACTCATTCCATGAGATGTTGGAATCATTCAAACCATCCGGTAAACCTAACTAATTAATCCACTATGCAGGGTACCCAAGTGAAAAGAAAACTTTTAATTGGGCAGACTTTCGGGAGACTCACAGTAATAAAAGATACCATGCGTAACAACGGCAAAAGGAATATTCCACACGCCGTTGTTAAATGCTCGTGTGGTAACACTACAGAAGTAGCAGCATGGGCATTAACACGTGGTACGTCCAAGTCATGTGGGTGCTTACGCAAGGAAGCTACGGGTAAACGTTCCACATCCCACGGAGAAAGCAGAAGCAGGTTATACAAAATATGGGTTGGTATACGTTATCGTTGTAATAATGTTAATTCACCTGATTACGATTACTACGGTGGTCGAGGTATAAATGTTTGTGATGAGTGGAACCTATACGAAACCTTTAGAGATTGGGCACTATCTAATGGGTATGGACCACACCTAACCATAGAGCGAGTTAATAACAACTCGGACTATTCCCCCTTTAATTTCATTTGGGCCACTCGTAAAGAGCAGGCTAACAATAGACGCGAAAGGACAAAATAATGAAACTATTTTCTGGCCGTGAATACCTGAAAATTGACATCGCTAACAACTATGGTCTGGACAAGAAAGACTGGGATGAGCGTATTGCATGGTTCGACCGCAATGAGCACAACTTGGGTGCTCTCGTCAAAGAAGCTGATGAACCAGCACTGTTCTATGCAGGTGTTAACGCATGGAAGGCTGTAAAAGCTGGTGAACCTATTGGCTATCCTATTGCACTAGATGCTACATCATCTGGCTTGCAGATTCTGGCATGTCTGACTGGTGACCGTCAGGCTGCTGAACTGTGCAACGTAGTGAACTACTACGAAGACGGTAAGCCTAAGCGTCGTGACGGCTATACAGTCATCTATAAGGCTATGCTGGAAATATTAGGCGAGTCAGGGCGTATTAAACGTGACGACTGTAAGCAGGCAATCATGACTGCACTGTATGGCTCAGAAGCAATGCCCAAACAGGTATTCGGTGAGGGTATCTTACTCAAAGTGTTTGAGAACATTATGAGCGAGAAAGCACCAGCAGTATGGGAACTCAACAAGTTCTGGCTGCAATGTGGCAACCCTGAAGCTACTGAATACCACTGGGTATTACCAGACGGCTTCAACGTGCATATCAAAGTAATGGTACCAGAAGTACAGACAGTGCATTTCCTGAATAAACCATACGACGTTGTTCGTATGGTTCAGGGGGTGGAAGAGAAGACACGTATGCTGTCTGCTAACACCACTCACAGTCTGGACGGTATGGTAGTACGTGAACTGATTCGTCGTTGTAATTATGACCCGGAGCTGGTGAAGTATGTTAAGCAGCTGTGCTACGGTGTGAACGTAGACCAGGTAACCATAGAAGGTAATGCTGATATGGTAGAGCAACTGTGGGCTTACTATAAGGACACTGGCTACCTCTCTGCACGTATCTTTGATTACCTGGATGCAGGCACCATTCATTTAGTTGACCGTACTGTCATTATGGAACTGATTGAGTCACTGCCAGCTAAACCGTTTAAGGTTCTGTCTGTACATGACTGCTTCCGTTGCCTGCCTCAGTATGGTAATGACCTGCGTCGTCAATACAACATTCAGTTAGCTACCATTGCTAAGTCTGACCTGCTGTCATTCATCATGTCTCAGGTACTGGGTGAGAAGGTTACCATCGGTAAACTTGACCCAGACCTGTGGAAAGACATTGTAGATACCGAGTACGCACTATCTTAATAGACCGCAAACCTAGCCACTCCTTCGGGAGTGGCTTATTTTTTTGTTTGAATTCATAATAGCTAGGCAATATTGCCTAAGAGGATAGATACATGCCAACTTTATACGCTAGTTTAAAACAAGAAACCGGTGAAGTAGATGTTAAGTTTACCAATGCAGTAGGTGAGGGATTCATTGCAATTGGTTCCTTTGTTCACCCAGATGCAACCTACCCAGATAGCTACGTTATTTACCATGGTGTACGTGACTTGCTGTATAAGCGTAAAGCTTCTGACCCAAGCCAAGTAGGGTTCTGGCCGGATAACATCACGGATATGCAGAGCATTACTATTAAAGCGGAGGAACCAGTAAAAGTTACAGGTGTAACTCTTAATAAGAGCACTGGAACTGGTACTGTTGGTACCAATGAAACATTAGTTGCTACTGTAGCACCAACTGACGCTACTGATAAATCAGTAGTATGGAGCACCTCAGATGCTACTAAAGCCACAGTAGACCAGACTGGTAAAGTAGTACTGACCGGGGTAGGTACTGTAACCATCACTGCAACCACTAAAGATGGTGGCTATGCAGCCAGCTGTGAGTACACAGTGACGGAAGCTGCATAAACTAGTTTTATGGCTTTCTTGGGGTTATTAACCTCGCCATAAACAATCCTTATCTTTTGCCCACCCTTGCGGTGGGCATTTTTTTGGTTATTATGTAATTCTTTATATGACTATCCACCCATAACTAAGTAGGTATCTATGCGTAAGATTGCTTTAATCGGATGTGGTGCAGTAATTGGCCTGTTGGCCTTGACTGCCCACTATGTAGTAGAACGTCTGTTCGGTTTTAACTTGCCAGACTTCACGGTATATATCGCTGCTGCGATTGCATCCCCTGTATTCGGGGTAGTGCAGTTTGACCATAAGGCGTTTAGCCGAGCCTTCGCTGAAAAATCTAAGCTGGTCATTGACCGCCTAGGTTTCCGAACGTGTGGGGTCGGTTGCTTAAGCCGACCTGCATACATGTAAACAAACACTACATTTGCAAGTAAAAAACCCCGCCATTGTGCGGGGTTTTTATTTTTTTGGTTTTCATTCTTTGGAGCAAAAACGTTGAAACTTACTAATTCTCAAACTGTTTTTCTTAAAATGGTTAAGTCAGGTACTGCACCACGTGCACTGTCTAACAAAACAGCCCGTACTCTCAACAAGATGGGTTTGATTAAACCCAACGCTATGTACGGATGGATTCTTACCACTGCTGGCTTACAAGCAATTGGGGAGTTAAGCAATGCAGGAGAAAAACAGGCGTAAGACCCTGATAGAAAGAATCCAGTCCCGTATTAAATTACAGGACTTGGGGCACACAGTTAATGGGCAACCCAGCTTATGCCATATCTGGACTGGTTCCCATTCAGGTAATGGTAGGGGTGGGCAGTATGGTCGTATCTCAGTTAATGGAGTTACAGCTGCTACCCACATAGTAGTGTTTACCCACTATCATGGTTATATACCGTGCAGGATGCAGGTAGACCACCTGTGCAATAACAGACTGTGTTGTAACCCTGAGCATCTGGAATTGGTAACTCACCAAGAGAACCAGAAGAGAAGGGCTGCACGCACAAAAGGAACCAAGAAATGAAAGAAGATTGTTTTTTTGCTTTCGTGGCTGGTGCTGTAATTGGTGTGATAGTCATGGGTTTACTCATGTCCCATGTTGGACCCAACTCCAAAGCCAAAGTTGATGCTCGTAAAGCTGAGTGTGAGCTTAACATTCCTCGTAATCAAAGCTGTGTAATGCAGTTTGTACCAGAAAAGGTAAAACAATGAAATTATTCTTAGTGCTGTTTTCAATGTTCATCATTTCCCTCGCTGGTTTGTTTTGGGTTTTTAGCGAACCACAAAACATCATGCAGCAAATCTACTTTGCTGTTAAATGCTCAACTACCATGATTTGGATGTATACCATCCATTCCATCTGGACACGTTACACGAACAGTAAGGTAAATAAATGAAAAAGTTAGTTATTGCATCAGCAATCCTACTTGGTTCATTGGTTAGCTTTGTAGAAGCTAA